CTCAAGCTGTACCGTGCTCAAGCTGTACCGTGCTCAAGCTGTACCGTGCTCAAGCACAAAGACGCCTTTCTTTACACCACAAGATACAAGAATCCCTTTATAGAATATCTGATACAGATATAGCAAAAGAGCCCTTGCATCATGTAATACAAAGAAACGACTAACAGGCGGAAGGGTAGATCCCTTCCGCCTTTAACTATCTGAATTAATGCAGTTTAAACAAAATATGCGGCTTTTCCATGCAAAGCGTGCACTCATCCCCGCAGTGAACCGGGGCATAGCCTTCCCTACCATATGGGCATATATGATAGCCAAATATTTGACTTTTCTCCTGAATGTAGGATTCATCCCCAAAGTTGATAGATCCATCCGGCAACACAGATTCGACCATGTTTACATTGGGAAGTGCCACAAATTCCGAAAAGTCAAAAATTTCTGACACTTTCGTATAAAAGTAGAAACGCTTTTCCGGGAATTTATCGGCTATCCGTTTCCACATATTGACATACGCTTGAGAAACAAAATCTCCCGAGGAATGAATCCGCACAAAAGGACGTTTGGACTTTTTCAATGAATCCGATGTGATACGTTCAAGACATGCAAGGTCATTGAAGGCTAGATATGTGTGAAAGAGTCTTTTGTTATAGGTTGGCGCATATTGCCGTTGCGCCTTCCGAGCATAACAAAACCCCGCACAATCGGCGCAGTTCAAACACGTATCAACAGCAAGCAAGTCAAATATAAGAATATTTTTTGCAAGTTTGGAGTTGCCCTTAGCAAACGGATCTCCAATATATACGCCTAGCCCCTGAATATAGTTTTTCCTATCTGGCGTTTTCTCATGATAGGAACGCATTCCCTTGTATTCTTTAATCATGTGCAAAGTACTGACGGGGGAGAACCGACGACCAAAAAATCTACTTTCCATAATAGAATAACCTCTTTTTTCAGATTTTCAAAGGCTGTTATAACGAGTCCAGTTTAAAACGGGAAATAGAAATTTCCCGTTTTATTAGAATCCGTTATATACCGTCAAGCATGGAATCAAGAGCCTCAAGCGCGTCGTCGCGCTCATGGCACGCCGCGTCAAAGTCTCTTTCTACTTCCCTCAGTTCCGCACGAATCATTGCGGCACGGTCCTTTACACCCTCTACCTTTGCAAGACAGTTTTTATATACGGTATATGCCTCTACCACAGCCTTAATTTTTTGAATAGCAAAATCGTCGCTAAAGTTGCCCTTAGCGCAATCCCTCATAACGCCGTCTATGTGCGACATAACAATCTCAGAAGAACTTTTCATATTCGCGACCTACCTTTTTAATACCAGTCCGGAAAAACGGGCTCTTTTTCGACAATAACGAAAATACTATATTTTTCGTCCCACGTTGCCGCATAATGATAGCTTGGAGATTGCCAGCCTCTAGGAGCATTCTTTGCCCGGCTTATCTTTACGCTGGTTAAGCCTACGCAAGAGCTGCCGTCCATACGTTCACACGCATTCACGATATCACCGCCTTTGAACTCCGCAGGGATGCCACCGTCCACACGAAAGACAGAACCATCCTTTAGATCTCGAATGAACATAGTAGAAACCTCTTTTTAGATGTCTAGGAATATTCCCCGTTGCCAACAAAGACACAATACAGAAATTACTAAATCACGTCAATACTTTTTCATGTAGAAAAATCGTATTGACGTGATTTAGTAATTGAATAATTGATTTACTTATTGAAAATTGAATTAATCCACAAGGTTATAGGGGATTGCATCCCCGTCATTCGCCTTGAACAGGGTTGTTTTGCTGGTTGCGATATAGTACTGCGGATATGCAACACCATTTGTCACCTGAATCTTTTTCCTTATGAATTTCTTAGGGTTAAAGCCGCCGTTTTTCTTTGCTTCTTCCCGGATATAAGCTATGGTACTTGCTTCCAGACCTTGAATTTTTCCTGTCCCAGAGAAAGGGCTTTCGGGATCTGGCTGGTACGGTATTTGCTTCATGATAGCGCACTTCCCAGAATCAGAGAATGCAACTATCTGGAAAATATGGGGAATGGTCATATTGTAGCCCCATGAGCCAGCAAAGATATCTCCGATATGCAGGTCGGGAAGGAGATCATGGAGGCAAGGAACCTTTTCTATGTCACTGTACTTGTACACAGATTCTACCTTGTGACCACAGTAGAGATCCATTATATCCTTCATGATCTCCTTTTTGCGCTTTTCAAAGTAGGATTCAACGGGTTGATTTACTTCATACTTCACAGTAAGATCAAGAATCGTGTCCCAAACGTCAATAAATCCGCGCTCTTGGCAATTCGGGCATTCGATGTTCAGGAACGGCAAAAGAGGAGCAATCCAGTCATCAAGACAAGCATCCCCGTCCATGTCGAGCAGAAAAGTCAAGCGATTCAAGAGCTTGTCGGATACGGCCTTTGCCCCCGCTTCATCCCAAAAGGCAAAGTCAAGGATATCTACGAAAGAAATATTTTCGCTCTTTCGAGTATCATAATTGAATACAGTATAGGTTTCCCTATCGTCGCTTGCCTTCTTCACGATGCAAGCCCGGTGCAAGTAGTAGACAGGATCTCCATGCTCAAGGCGAAAGTTCACCTCTGCATAAATCCCACGAAAAAGGAAGTCAACCCCCTTTTCTGTGATCATGCGGTTATAGAAATCCCGGACGTAAGACTTAGGAGCTTTAACAGTAACGTAACTTCTCATTTTGATAACCTCTTTAAATTTAACAGGATATGAAAAGAATTTTTAGTTAGATCCCGTGATACTTGCAAGCGTAATCAAAAGGCCCCATTTCCAGCGGGATAAACTTTGTTGTAACTTCCCGCAAGCTACTATAAAAGCTTTTCTTTGCTGTAGCCTTTACTACGATTCCGCGAACTTCCCCTTTTTCGCAATATGCTACGAAAATAGTGGATAAAGCGCAGTTGGATACATAAAGAACCTTGCTACCGCTCATTTGGAACAAGATATCAGCTTTTACGGCCCTCGCTCTGGTATCTGCTACGATGTTCGATACTGTCCAGCCCATGATAAAACCTCTTTCGTTAAAGCTCATTTTTGAAAAGTTCCTGCATCATTCTAAAGAAGGGTATATACCCTTCTTTTATCGGAGTCAAGAGCTTTTTTTAATAATTCTGAATCACAATGCCGCCGGATTTAAGCGGGATAACAATAGTATGCTCTTGAAGAAGGCTAATAATATCCTTATCTTCCATGCCTTCAACGTCAAGAAACATATCTTCGGCGCAATCCTGCGGGCTATCATATTCTGTAAAATCACAGCAGATAGCGATAACGTCCAGCTCCACAAGTTCCCCGGTTTCATCCTCAAGTTCTTCAAAGAATTCAAACAGGGCTTCAAGAGCGGCGGGGGAAAATTGATCGTCGCGCTCGTGATCGTTAAAGGCTTCCATGAAGTCGGAAAGATAAATGCGCTTGTGCATAATAAACCTCTTTATATGGCTAAAGTGTTGTTGTGTTGAAATTGATCCTAGACTAAAAAGGGCTAACTGTCAAGAGAAGTTTTTTGCCCGCTTCACGTTGCCCTACGGAAACTATAACCTTGATTGCGGCGGCGGCCTGTCCTACCGCTCGGGCTTCAACGTCAAGCCAAGATTCGTGTGAGCTAGGCTCAAGTTCCCCACCGCGTTTCTTGCGAAGTTCGGACGGCGTGCACAACCTTTCCGCGATATCGCAATCATAGACAAGCCCGCATCCGCCATAAGCCCATTCCCTCCATGATTCCGCGCCATTAAGAAGCGTTTCACGGCAATTTTCAGGAGTAAGATCCTGATAATCCGGGATAGCCTCCAGCAGGTCCATAGCGTACTGCCGAACTCCCCTACGCCATGCGGAGCGTTCGGCGGGAAGGGATTCAATAACCTTTCGAATGTCAATAACTTTCATGGTGATATCCTCTTTGTCGTTTCGTTGAAATCAATCTACCGATTTTCTATTTTTCTGTCAACAAAAAATTCTGATTTTTTAGAAAAAGATTCTAGCGAAAAAAGGGGAGATCACCACGACAGTAAAGGCAATCGTGAGCGCGACACGAGATAGAGCTACGCTTGCGTTACGCTTGAAAGATAGCTTGCTTATGGCAGATCCTTTGTACATGGTAGCCCCCTTTTTTATTGTATGGCTACAGATAAGAGACAGCGCTGTGAAGCGCAGTGAAGGCTACGCACGGCAACGCCATGAACCCGCACATATGAAGAACGCTGTTCAGGAACCCGAGAAAATTCGTGTTTTCGTCCTGCGCTACAATCTGGCGCATAACGTCAGAAATGCTTTTTCCGGTGATACCCGAAACGCCGCCGCCAACGGCAACATAGACACGGGACTTGACACCTACGCGCCGGGATTCGATGCGAACACCAGTCTTTTTCAAGGTAAGGTTAGCAAAAGCAAGGGACTTAGCGTCAAAAGACGCGGAAAGGTAGTTACGGCAAGCGGTGGTAAGCTTCATCTTGATAACCTCTTTTGTTGAAATTTTCCTGAACCGTTGAAAAGACTTTATCTGTAGCGACGTCCGTTGTCAAGCAGATTTTTCCGTAAAATTTCGATATATTTTTTCCGGACGATACGGAAATAACTTTCATCTTCACAACGAATGGCGGACGCTACGAAACGCCAAAAAGCTACGATAGTATCAACTCTTTCAGCAATGACGGGATCGAATCGGGCAATATCGGTTTTAATAGACATTCCAGCGGTTTTTGCGTATTCTCTCGCAAGTTCACACGCCTTATCTATATCATAAAGCCCATAACGCGACCTAAAAGCTACGGGAATAAAGAAATTTTCCCTTTCCTGAATCCTGCGGATCATAGCCATAACGACTCTACGATAAACTTTCATATCTGATACTCCTTTAGGCTTGAGGTTAGAAAGAAGGCATCTTGACTGTGAATCCTGCGCCGTGTGCCAGTTGGTTGAAGTCAAGGTTCTTTTCCCCGGTGAAGTCTTTCCTATCTTTCACCTTCCGAAAGATGACTTGTGGCTCTTGAGTATCCTTATACTTGAAAAACCGAACGTCCGAGCACAAGACATAGTAAGTCACGGTCGTGTCACTGAATACCATATCAAAGAAGCCAGAAACATAATAGAAATGCTTCTTAATACTGATATTGGAGCCGCCAATAGCCTTGATAATCTGACGGATGGAAGCGGATTTCATGACGTATAACCTCTTACAGTAAAGGACATTCCTAGATTCCGATAAACCTTTTTCCCTTGCCGTTGAAAAGACTTTATAGGAATCTAGGAATGTCGTCAATACTTTTTTTATTTTATTTTTACAAGCGTTCGAGTATGTAAACACTGAATATTATAACCACCTGCATAAATTACTTGAATTGTTACTGTTTTTTCTCCTTTATTAGTGCAGATCCTAAATACGCCTTCAAATCCATCTTTAGAAAAAACGTTTTTGCAAAAAGTAACGCTAGTTATATCTAAATCCGCCATTTTCTTTGAAATAATTCCGTTCCTTTTTTTGATCATTGCCTCATGATTTTTTATAACGATTTTTTCTATATATTCCATTGGATTATCAGAAAAAATACGAAACCACGTTTTTCCACCAAAACGTAAGAAAACCTCCTCCTCATTATAAGTTCTATACTCCTCCGTATTACGAAAGGCGTTAAATTCTGCCTTTTTTAAAAAAGCCCATTCGATATTGGACTTTAATATACCTTCATCAAATGCCGCCAAAATTTTATTTAACATGATAATCAAATCTGAGTTCATATATAACCTCTGCTACCCGAGATATTCCATACAGACAACGGGATCTGTCTCAACCGTCTCGAATCCCTCACTAGCGTAAAAGTCAACAAGATCTTCAAGGCTCATGCCATCGAAATCAGGAACCGCCGCAATTTTCAAGGGAAGGTGCGGAAACTTCCTCTTTGCATAAGATATCGCGGCTCGGAGCAAGACTCTGCCGTGTCCCTTGCGACGATACTCAGGCCGTACATGAAGATCAGAAACAAGTACGATATCCTGTTCTTCATAGCCATATAATGCGCTAGGGGCATCAATAATCTCTACCTCTTGAGAAATCATGCAATGACCATATTCCGACTCAAACACGATATCCCGGCCAGTATGCCCGGTCACAGTGATCTTACTCATAAAAATACCCTCCATGCGATTCGTTTAAAGAGACTCTATGCAAATACTAAATCACTGTCAAGCGGATCTATGAAATAATCGAAAAGAAAAAATATTCGTGCACTCGCATATTATATAAGGTATTGCAAGTACTGTGCCACAATATCGGTATGGCTACTCTACGATGGTTCCGAGTCAATGACACCTAATGACACATAATGACATCTATTACACATGATGACACTTCTTTGACATCTGTTGACGGTCGTTGACAGTCTGTGACGCTTGTTGACGGCTATTTACGGTCGTTGACGACCGTGCACGGGGATTTTCAACGATTGTTCAATAAATAACTATCAATACAATCAACTACTTACAACTTGGCATAAGTCTTGCATAGGTTGAGATTGGTTTGAGATTCTCCAATCATTTCAAGTATATGGGAGGGGGTAGGGTCAAAGTGTACCGCATTCCGGTATATAGTACCGTCGTTGACTCAAAAAAACATTTTTTTCGATTTCTGAGCTTTTATCCGGTTGTAATTATTCATGTAAATTTTTTAAACGAAATTTTAATAAAACTATTGACAAAAAATCGTTTATGGATTAAGATTTTTACTAAATTTAACATAAAAAAGGAGAAAAACATTGCGACGCCAAACAAAATCCATCGAAGCGCATAAGCAAGATGGTACATACAATTCTACGAAGCATGGAGTGGACGTTCCATTGGCGGAAGGACCGCTGAGGAAAATCAATTGGGACAAGATGTCCTCGGAAGATATTTATAACACGATTGCTGATGTTATCGCACAGAAGGGCCTTGACCACGCTGAATACTCTCTGGCTTTGGAACTCCTAGTTTATGCGGTGAATAGGATGCTTAAACTCCGCAGGGATTTGAAAGCCCAAGGCGGCGAGACATATATTACGCCGTCAGGTATCAGGAAAAACAATCCTACTGCGAAACTTGTTATGGAAGCAGAAAAGCAAGTTGATACCCTTCTACAAAGATTTGGGCTCACGCCGGATTCTCGTAGCCGAGTAGCTAGGAAGAAGGGAGAACTTAATCTAGGGGGTGAAGATTCTTTCGGATCTCCGGAAGGTTTCTTCAATTAAACCAATAATTTAAAAATATTTTAAAAAAAGTAGTTGACAAGTATAAAAATCTAAGTATAATCTATTTCAGTAAAAGGTGTTGTTGGCTACATGGAAAAGCTACGCTTTCGAGCGTTACCGTATGTTCGACTCATATGGGCACCATCAAAAAGATAGACTCGTATTTCAATTGATGGAAAGTAAGTCTGTAACCGAGAAAATGCGGGCTTAAATCCTATCGAGTCTATCATTATGCGACCGTAACTCAATTGGCAAGAGTAGCCGACTTTTAATTGGCAAGTTATGGGTTCAAGCCCCATCGGTCGCACCATAAATCTGTAAAAAGGAGTTGCTAAAATGGATATTAACACCGATTTCTTTGAAAGAATGTTTTCTTGTGAAGGTTGGGATCAGCTTGACACTTTCGACTTTGTGTTTTATGATTGCACTTTGAATAGGGATATTGGCAATTTTAAGGAAGGCGACAAGATTGACTCTATTTCCGTCCTTTTTAGCGTCAGCAAGATTGAATTTGCGACGTTCATTGAAAATAAGGATGGCATGGATGAAGAAAAAATCATTTATTCCGCAACGCTTGTGCCCTTTATGGTCGAACGGCCTTAAACAAAAGGATACGAAATGATCATGCTGCATAAATACTTTGCTCAAATCATAAAGGATTATGAGAATTTCGATTTTTATAAATCTGACGATGGTATCTTTATGTTTTTCGGATGTACTATGGCCTCAGATATGCCTTTTTTAGATAAAGGGGATTATGTCGAGGAAGTAATCTTCGATTTTTCTGATGGAACTGTACGTATTACTGAAAAATGTGGAAGCCCAACTTATATTTGTGAAATTAAACCTGAAATTATCTCGATAAGTATTAAAAGAAACTCTTGACAAACAGATAAAGATTGAGTATAAGTATTTTATCAATTCATTCATATGTTTGCTCCTCGAATCGGGAGACGCAATTTCCTCCTTTATTGCGTCTCCCACAACAAAAATTTATAGAATATAAGAATTCATGCTGTTGGCTAAAGTATTTTCCGTCGCCAAAAAGAACGTATGAGACGGAAGTGCTTCGTAAGATCTTCAACGAGGTTTAAGCTAAGTAATTCGGGTTTCTTTAACTGAATGTAAACCTTAGCGTCCAACAGTTTTAATGGACTCGTACTTCAATTGGCAGAAGATCCGGCTCATAACCGGGAAGTTATAGGTTCGAGTCCTATCGGGTCTACCATCATACTATCGTAGCCCAACAGGTAGAGGCAAGGGTCTTAAAAACCCTACAGTATTGGGTTCGAATCCCATCGGTAGTACCAAAAAATATTGTGGGATAGTTCAGTTTGGCAGAACACTTGACTGTTAATCAAGGTGTCGGCGGTTCAATCCCGTCTCCCACAGCCAGAAGAATTAAAAACAGGACAGGTGCCAGAGTCAGGCTTATTGGGGCGGTCTTGAAAACCGTTGGCGCAGGAGCGTCCGTGGGTTCGAATCCTACCTTGTCCGCCAAATTTATCGATATTTATACGGGATACGAAGTAGAGCTGACAAGTGCGTTGAAAAACAGACGGATATGTCGAAAGACATAGACTAATAGTAGCTGCGACGCAATAGACCTTCTATGACGATAGATAGAACTAGCATATCAAACTCGTGGTTACGATGCTTCGTTACTTGCAAGACCCTATTAAATATCGATAATATTTCGATGGATTGAGTTGATCTACGTATCTCCCCGTATGGATCGAGAACGCAAGATCCTCTCCATCGATAAAAGCCAAACGTGATCTTGAAAGGAACGATTCGACCTCCTTGCGTAGCCTATCGAGGTCCGTTTGGCCCCACAAATCTCCGGGTGTAGTTTAAGAGCTTAGTCAGGACCTAGATGAGAAAACCGCATACTAGTAGGCACTCATTGAAAAAAGATACTGGATTCTGATAGGCCATAGTAAAACAGCTTGCGAAGATGCGAATGCTTGATCAGCATTTTAGGTGCAATTCCCGCCACTCGGACACAATTAAATTTCGTGGTTCCATAAGTCATTCTCCATAATCATTATCTAATACGCCATAAGCACAGCCTTTCAGGGCGGCAGTATAAAGCGTATATTCTGGCGGCAGGGCTTGCCGTTACAGCCTGTGGAGCGGGAAAGGCTCAAGCTCCCGCGATGAATCAGGAACCCGCCTATAGTTTGGCCTAATTGGGCTTTACTGATAGGAATTCCTCGTCTAAAAGCGGGGGAGGATGCCAAAGATGGGTAAAAGGTGCTGCGAATACCTCCATCGCAATAAAAACCACGAAAGCGAAGGCCCCTAAAACAATTCAATATGTTTTAGGGGCCTTCTTTTGTCACTTATATACGTTAATGAACCATGTAACAAATACCGTGAATGCTGCGGATAGGATACCTAATGCACCTTTCCAGATCGAAATTTGTCTATCATGTCGTTTAAGAGTTTCTTTCATTTCCGTGATGTTGTCAATGTCGATTTTGTCGAGCTTTTTACGCATTTCTTCAATCAACATGCTTTGATTTCCAGTCCGTTCATCAATACGATGGGCAAGCGTAAGAATACGCCGTATCGTTTCCTCATTCGTCATATTGTGGCAAGCTAGGCACCCGAGATTAGGTGATGCCGAGTGCTGCGTATTTTCCGCCATGATCTTCCTACTTTTTTGAGGTGCTTCCTATTGGGGAGGAATGATACAAAAGTCTATTCTGCGAATTTGACGAATTGGAAGACCCGAAGTAATATTCCATTACTTGTTTCGAGCTAGAATAGATATTCGATACCACACCGCCAATCAGAGCGACAAGGAACTCGGGCACTTTTATATCTGAGAGAGTTCCATTCATATATAAGGCCATAGCATAAAATATCGCGGCAGAAACGGCAAGGTTGCCAATCACGTTTATAATGGCAAGAAGTTTCGGCGTCGAAGAATCATCGGCATCTATTTCGCGTTGACGGGCATCTTTTCTATCATCGGCAGAAATACGAACAAGGTCAACTTCCAACTCAGCTAATTTTGCTTTAAAGTCGGAATCGACCTTTTTTAATTCTGCCAGTTGCTCGAAAGAAGCCTTCTGCACACATTGGGCTACTTGCTTTTCGTCGGCGTCCGAGGAAAGCCCAAAAGCCGCTGCTAATGACGATACTGCAACTCCAGCCAGAGGGCCACCAAGAGCGGTAGCGATTGTTGGAGCAACGGTTCCAACGACACTCTTCCAATCAAAATCCATAGTTTTTCCTTCATCCTTCCCTCTCCTATGAATTTTTTACCTATTAAAACTCAATCTGATAATGCGGCTGGTCAACGATAGTCTTCCAATTTCCGCCCCACGTGAGATTCACGCCAAGTTCTTCCGCGCATTCCATCATGGCCTTATTAATCATCAACCACTTTTCCTTGTCGGGCTCAACCTGAACAGAACCATTATAATAGGGATACAGGTCGACAGCGTGCCCATACCCATCGGACTGTTTCAGATGGTAGGACTTCAAGGTCTTTGAAAAACCATCCTTCTTCAACTGAACCTGCCTTTCATACGTACGGAGCCCTTCAACTACCGTGAAATCGACTTCGCTTTTCTGCAAAGCTGCTTCTACAACGGCACGAAGCTTCGGATGCACACCTTCAAGATTATTCAATGAACGCTTAGAAAATTTACGCATACATTTTCTCCTGTTTACGTTTTTAGGAAGTAGCGTAAATCAATTTTACAATTTTGTCAAGTACCCATTCAAATAATTTTACAATTTTGTAAATAAAAAGGGCGTCTAAACTATGGACGCCCTTTTTATTATCATAATAATAGCCTATATGTTTACGCAAAAACGCTTTTAATCAATTGGACGCCTTCATCCGTGACTCCAATTTGATTATGAACTCCATCCGTCGAGTAGATCTTAAAGTATTTCTCGCCAGCCTTATTTACCTCGCAAAGGCGCTGATGAATATATCCTTTAGATTTCGCCCAATTCGTAATGAGCCCACGCTTCAATCCGAGCGATTTATTGATATCCGTGAGTGAAAAGCATCCTTTCTTGTCAATCCTCGTCTCAGCGATTTGTACCAACGGCTTCTGGTATTCTATGGTTTCGATGGCCTTCTGCTTGGCCTTTTCGGACTCTACCAAAGCTTCCAAGGCTTCAATGTACGTCTGAGGGAGAGCCGCCACGCCATATCCTCCGGTCTTGCGGATGGAAGGAAGAATATCCTCGCACACCCAATCCTGAAAACGCTCGGCATTCGGCAAATTCGACCGCATGATAAGCCGATAAACGTCAGATTCAGGGATGATATTGTATGGCATGGCCCCTTGCGGCGAATCGCCGTACCTGAATTTATTGACTTTTTTACAATGCGCACTCACTGCGTCAGATGGTCGTCCATACCCCAACGCCTTAGCAATATCACTCGCTATAAACCACGGCTCTCCATTCTGTTGGATCACACGAACCTTACCAAACTCAGGATTCTCAAAAATCTTCAATTTATCCATAATTATCTCCTTTTAAATTTATTTATTATAATATAATCAGATTTCTACTTTTAAACACGAAGAATATTCGTGTTCTATTTTTAGGAGCAGAAAATGAGGGAATAAAGACCAGATTCGGAAACCATATTCATTTGATGAGGAATTTCAGCTCTAAGGATTACCATCAGGATTAATGAGGGTAATCTTTTCGTCTTCATCCAGTCCTCGAAGTGCCTCCGAAATATTCCCCAACCCCAAACAATCGCATACATCCTTTGCTGTAAACCACGGATCTCCGTTTCTATCAACTACACGAACCTTACCAAACTCAGGATTCTCAAAAATCTTCAATTTATCCATAACAATTCCTCTCTTTTAATGGTTAAAAAAATGCCCGACGACCGGGTAGCACAGAGACACTAAGTCTCTCCGGAAGTCGGGCAAATATTAATTTTTTATTGAAAGATTACTTGTGCTACCAAGATGAAAACAATATACACACTGAAATTACGTTTGTCAATATAAAAATTAATAATGTGGTTGAAAATCTTTTTGTGCAATCATCAGAATAAATGCGGAAGCATAATAGAGCTTTTCCTGAATTTCTGGAGTCATATAATCTGGATTATCCAATTCTTTCATCATTCTATCAGCTTCATACAAAATATTATATACTTCTCCAATTGCAAAAATATTTCCCCTATCATATGCATACTTATCTTCAATTTTATGCATATCTTTTACTATTTTGTCTAAAATTTCAATTCCATCATCATAATCGTCTTTAGAAGAAATACTTCTCAAAGTTTCCCAAGGCATACTACTTATCCCCCTTTTGTTCATCAAGAAGAAGAACGGTTGCGGCTGTATAGATGATAATATCAAGAAGCTCATTTCTGGCACGTTCAAAATCGCCTTTGCGAACCATATCATGAGCCTCATATGCCTTCTTATGGACTTGATAGAGCGGACCGCCGATGCCTACTCTACGAGAGATTTCCATGAGGGGTTGGTCCATAAAGTCTACAGTGCCTTCTATATTATGACGCTCCTTCCCTTTACCAGAGAAGCATCGCAACATAGCCTGATGGATAACCTCACCGACCTTTCTTTCCCCATTGGTGATTTCTCGGTCGCCTTTTACTTTATATTTATTATCGGATTCCATAATCAATTCTCCCCCGGCTAATTCTTTTACTTTAGTTGGATTATTATTATTCCACTCCAAAATAGCTTCTCGTTGAGGAAGCCATTCCTTACTTTTATTCCCGCATCGTGGACAAACAACTTTAAATAAAACTGAACTTAAAGGCCCTCTATAATCTGCTGGTTTGTCATTTTCTAAAAATGGATATTCTTCTCCACAATCTTTACACATATTTGGTGGTGGTATATAAAGATTAATTTCCATCGTGTCCTCTCTATTTTTCTGGTTCAGGGATTGGGCCAGCAAACTCTATTCCCGGAAGAAGATCATCAGCGCACAGGGGCATTGTATCACTACTAAAATACATAACATGAGGTTCCGGAAAAAGGCTGCTCCTCATCCAATAAAATCCGGGAACATTAGGAATTTCATTTGTCCACGTCAAAGTATTGGAATGATCTTCGGCTGCGGTCTTTCTTTTTGGGTCAGTGGCTTCGTATGCCTCTTGAAGTACTGTCTTTGACTCTCTTATCCTCCAAGTATTAGCACCATTTGTTTCTACTCTTGATTCTTCGGAAAGGTATTTCACCATCTCGATCAGCCTTGGCACGGCGTTGCACGCGGCGACGATGTAAGCGGCGTCATTCAAATTTCCAAACACGTGGGGCAAGACAATATATGCTATATGCTCAGGGACTTCTTTTCCTCCATAATACCGTTCGATACGATGATGGTATGTTTCATTAGTTCCTTGCTCGCTTTTAGTCCACGGACCGGGAGTCGCTTCTTTCGCAAAATATTCCAATTCTTCAAGCCATTCTTGCGCATTCATTCCTCTTCTCCAGCTTACTGTTCAATACTTCCTCCCAATCTTGCGGAGTTGTTGTGTAACACCATCTCCTGTCAGATCCCCAAGGACAAACGAAGCCTTCTTCATCAGCAGGGCAAAAGCATTTGTTTTCATAGTAATCTCTACACATATATGCCCTCGCAATCGCTTCTTTTGAGCACCTCATGAAGTACTCAAAAATTTCATTACTCATTATCTATCCTCCTTTTTCTACAGTCTTAACTTCGCTTTGAGCTTCATATACATGGCAAGATCTTCCTTTCTCTCAGATTCTTGGCACCAAAGACCCCACGCCTTCTAGTCGTTCAATCTTCTTAAATAATACAAAAGAGGATTAACAAATTCCTCGGGGCTGCAATCAAGTTCGTATCTTTCCAGATATTCACCATACGCTACGACACGAACTACTTGTTTTCCCTTATATTCTACGAGCTCAACGCTACCATCGTCTAAGTAAGTACTCAATTCCAACTTTTTGCTACGTGCTTCGTTTTCTGCGGACACAATAGCTGATGCAAGATTCTTAATCTTTTCCTCGATTTCTTCATGTTGACGAAACAGATTGATTGCTTCTTCGCAAGATATTCTGGTCATATGTACCTCCTTTTTCTACAGTCCTAATTTTGCTTTGAGCTTCTCATACATAGCCAAGTCCGCCTTATACGTATATTCGCGTTTACGATTCTTCTTTTCTTCCTTTATGCGGTCATAATAAAGATAAGGATTAGAAAGTTCTGCCGTCGAGCACTCAATGTAAGCTATACAATCATGGTAGGATTCTTGTGTGTGCAATAAGACGTTCAAACTACTTCCATTAGATTTCAATTCAACAGGGAACCCGTCCCAAAAACTTAATTGTTGTTTATCGTCAGGACATATTTCATTATGCAATCGGATAAGATCCTCCGCACGTCTCTCAAGTTCCGACTTCGCTGACTCGCCAAGTCTGATATTATGAAAAAGCAGTTCCACCTCGTTCATGATTCTTCCTCCATTTTTTGTTCGACCGCAATTCTTGCATGTTTAAGACGGCATTGCACGCATTTATATCTTAATTTGCCCATCTCTGTACAACCCTCACCGATTATTTCACATGGCAGCGAATCCAGTTCACCAGCTTTCGCAAGCCAAATAGCTACCCTAGCCTCAAATTCGGCTACATCTTGGCTAAATCCCGATAAAGTATACCGTTTTGGATTCATAGAATAATTTTGACCAACGCATTGTGCATAATAATAGAATCTATAAATACACTCGGTCTTTTTATCCCTTCCGCACCTAAAACACACGTCTTTTCGGTTTTCCAACCACTGTTTTTCGCTATCTTTAAGTTGAAATCTATAGCTTTCTTTGTTGTATAGGTCTTTAATCGGAAATTTAGCGTCCCAATCAGCTTCGGCGGCTTCCTTGGTTTTGAAAAGATCCGACTTTTTATTACAGAAAACGCTATTGCAAGTCACATGCCACATTTCATATGGGCCTACAAAAGAGTCAATTAGTACCTTCTTGGCAGTAGCGTCATTAGCACAGTGCGGACATTTTCTTGTGTTCATATGCACCTCATTTTCACTACACACTCGTAAGCCTGTACTTTTCATACAGGACGAAGGCTTCCCCACGATGGCCCGGAAGTCGCTCCGCTGTATCCGGAAATTTAAGCCTCAAAATAACTTTGCGTCCCGTCTGTTTTGAAAAACGTTCCGCCGAGGGCAAGCTCTCCCATGCCCGTACAGGAGGGAGAATGCCTCCGGAAGCTCTATACCGATTAAGTTTCTTCGCCGTGGTTACATGCCATACGATCATTTATTTACCTCCTTTCGATGTTTCTCCAATAAACGCAGAATACCCGGATATTCGTAGAGTGTCAACAACTTTTTTACGAATATCCGGATATATTTTATTTCCTATTCTCCAAGAAGAATCTTTTTGATCAACAGCACACCTTCTTTCGTAACCCCAATTTGATTGTGAATCCCGTCAGTCGAGTATATCTTAAAATATTTCAATCCGGCGTTATTCACCTCAGTAAGTCTTTGATGGATGAACCCTTGAGATTTTGCCCATCGGGTAATTTGGCCTCGTTTCAATCCAAGAGATCGGTTTACGTCAGTGATTGAGAAGCATCCCTTCGTATCGATCCTCGTTTCAGCGATCTGAACTAGAGGCTTCTGAGCTTCGATGGTTTCAAGAGCCATCAATTTTGCCCGCTCTTCTATGCGACGCTGTTCTTCCTTATCTGCCCATGCTCGGGCAGCTTCAACAGGATCATTGAAATTAGGAAGCGCGACAGCATGTTTAATCTGCTCTTCCATCTCGTTAAAACGAGCGATATATGCCTCTTTCACCTGCATAGCCTCTGGAGTGGTGTATCCCATCGTCACCATAAGCAAGCCGTCTTTTGTGAGCAGATACATCGGAAGATTTCTACCCGTACTATCTTTATACCCACTAAGCTGAAAGTTCAGCCCAGTAAATGACTCTGAGCACTTAGCTATTGTAACGCGAATATCCGCGAGTACATTCTTATGAGATTTACCAAAAGCCTCCGCGATTTGCAAGGATGTAACAGAAGGTTTACCATTGACGATTTCAATCTTAACAGGATCATTCATAGATTCTCTCCTTTTATATTATTTTAAAATAAAAATACCCGGATATTCGTAGAGTGTCAACAACTTTTTTACGAAAAAAAAATACTTGTTTCTGACTCTAGGGAATATCCCCGAAGGAATATCCCCGAAGGAATATCCCCGAAGGAATATCCGGGTATCCATTCCGAATGTGCTCCAACGTAGGGTAAGTATACCGTACGTGAATGGAACCAAATGAAAGGAGAGATTATGGGTGATACGGAGGCTAGGAGGGTGTTTTTAAGGCTTGAAATGTGTTTCGTGAGTATTTGGTCGTGTAGGAGATGAATGTGGCCTTAAAAACGATTTGTGTAGGAACTTTTAGAATTTCATAGGCTTACATTTATTAAACAAGATCATTCAGATAGTCTTCGGTGGTCAGGATGACGTTCTTTAATTGATTTTTCTTGTAATCTTGCAGAGCTACGTATGCTAGGAGCAGAGCATCGGAACGGTTATGGTGCTTCTTTAGATTCAGAGGTGCGTCGGGGAACATCTCTCGGGCCATCGGGAGCGACGGTTTGTCCTTCTTGTCCAATTTGATGAGGCCAAGCTCGCGTTGCCAGTATTGAGGAGGGACAAGAGAATACGGAATTTCGAGCGTTCGCAGGATTCCTTGCCAAGTTCCAAAATTCTCTCCGAAAGAAAACGTGGAAACTACTCCCTGCTTCGGCATGGCATGGACTTTCTCAATGTAGGCGTGATTGACATGTTTATTGAACTTGCGAAGAAATGAGATTGGGTGATTCGTAAAATCGCAGATCGAACAAAATGATCCATCATCAGAGATTATAGCTACGGCACCAGTTTTTCCGGGGTCGATGCCAATGAAATACGGTTTATTGAATTTTGATTTATCCATCGAATATTTACTCCTGTGTAACATTTTATACTGTGTAGGTTTTTTGATTATCCGATGTGTGTAGCAGAAGAGTCGAAGGAAGTCAAGGATGGAGTGTGATTGAAGGTGTGTGTGTGGGATCAGTTGGGGCCTGTGATCATTATGTGGTGTGATCAGAACGAAGGTTATAAACTCTTGAAATTTTTATTTAAAAAAATTCAACTGATCACAACTGATCACATTTTTCGGAAAAAGATAAACCATATTAATAAGTTGCAATTTTGTGATCAGTTGGCACAGCTCAGGGGTGTCCCAAAGTTTCTTTATATGTGATCTATGGGGGAGGGGTATAGTGTTGCATATATGCAACATGGAAAGAGAGGAACATTTTTTCTTACATAGACTTTCTATTTATACTGATCACATGATCACAAAATAAAAATATAGATATAAGTAATTGAAATAATAAAATAAAAAATGTGATCAGTTTGTGATCAGTTAAACCGTTTGTGATCACTTCAACCGATCACACTTCTGTTAAAATCCCATTTTTTGAAGCTTCCCTCCCAATCTGTGGGAAAGCTAAAAACTTAAAGTGTAACTCTAAGAATTTCTTTGTAGTTGAAATAACTAGACTTTTTATTTAAGGTTTAACTTGTAAAGTTTCCGTTTAAAACTCTTTTAAAAGCCGGAATTTATTATCGACCGATTTAATTGACATTTTTATTTTGGGTTTCTTTTAGTTTTAATTCGGAAAGTTTTCTGTCTAAAAGAAACTTTAAGAAAGATTATAAGCTCCGAATGTCCCATTTTGGGCATTATGTAAACTTTTGGAGTTCCATTTTCTTTTCTTTTCCGTTTAAAACTCTTTTAAAGGCCGAAATTTCTTTGTAGTTGAAATAACTCAATTTTTTATTTTGGGTTTATTTTGTAAACTTTACGGTTTAAAACTCTTTTAATTTCTTTTAAAAGCCTAAATTTCTTATCGACCGATTTAATTGACTTTTTTATTTTCCAATTTAAACTCTTTTAACTCAGAAAGTTTCCGAATTAAAACTAAAAGAAACCAAAAATAAAAATGTCAATTATTTCCGAGAGAAAGAAATTCCGGCTTTTAAAAGAGTTTTAAACGGAAACTTTCTGAGTTAAAAGGAATTGGATCACCTTTTAAACGGATCAAAAGACGAAAAGAAGATCCGAATCTCCTTTGCCGATCTGTCGGGCTCCGAGATTCGGATCTTCTTTTCGTCCGAGTTTCTGTTTTAGGTTTGGATTAATCCATATTCAATTCTTCAAATTCAGTTTTTGGGATATTAAGATACTCGCAGAATAATTCGACGCATTTTTCTTTGGAGGGAAAATCCCAGACTCTCATCCTATCAGTCCTGTCCGAAACGGTGATAACTTTTCGGTGGGAATCATCCAGACTAAAGATTCTCTTTGTTTCAATCCTGAATTTTTTAAGAGACACAATGTTGTAAGAGCTTGCGCGAGTCCTAACCATCTTCTGTGTGAACTTATCATGAGCATCAGTCATCGACAAGTAAGTGGGCCAGTTTCTATTTTCTGAATTTTCAAATAGCTTCGAGGTTCTTTCATCTTCAATTTCTGCCCGAGGATATACTCCATCAGAAATGACATCATACCACCATTGCTGTACGCTATTCAAAGAAAGGAGTTTCTGTTCCATGAGAGCCTTCGTTTGGGGAGCCTCTCGGATATTCACTCCGCTAAAGTCATAATGTTTCAGATAGACATAAAGGGCTTCGTCACCGCCATTTTTAAATTCCTCATTAAGATCTTTGAAGTATCCTTGAGTGTCCTGCTTATGCTTTGAGGACACATCCAGAACAAAGAATCTGCGGGCGTCCTTACCTGCGGGGATAACCCAGTCCTCGTTAGAAGACATGATGAACCGGGAACAGGAATGCACAGAGTATGATTCGAAGCCTTTCCTTTCGATCACCTGAGTACGCTCCGTGATCTGTGACTTGAGAATGCTTTCGTCCTGTTTGCTTCCGGCCCAGACAGCTTCGTCGAGATAGATAAGGACTTTCCCTTCGGTGGCTCCGTTGAAGTTAGAGAAGTAATGCTGCCTATTCGCTACGGAGAGGCCGTGCTTGCCCAACATACTCATGAACGGAGAGACGAAAGAACCTTTACCAGTACCTTCCTCGCCACGAAGCACAACGGCTACGCCGGGCTTATCCTCCGGCTTTTGAATCATGTGCGCAAGCCAAGCCCACATATACCGTTGGTGATCTTCATTACCATCACAGATTACTTCATTGACGTGGCTCCTAAACAACTTGCAGCGTTCAGTGGCCTCGGCAATTCCCATCTCCGAGTTTGCATATTTAAACCCGCGCCAGAGATTGTAGTACCCCTTGGGAGCCCCCTGCGGAGCAAATTCCACCCCACGATATTGACGGCGGTTCTTGCTTTCCATCCATGCTTTGAAGAGGGGTTTTTGCTTCACGTTCCCTTTTGCATCAAGAAACTCGAATGCGGGAAGGTTTGCGGAGAACTCTTCGGCGGCCCTAGGAGTAAGGAATTTGGATTCCCCGTCAGGATCTTCGTAAATGATTGCCGATTTCCCTCCGATAAAAGTAAAAGCGAAAAGACCATTCATTTTCTTGATCAGAGGATGCACGTAGTCCTGATCGGAATCTTCTTCCTTTTCGGCATTTTTAACAATATCGGATGAGGAATCCTCCGAATTTCCGAAAGGATTATCCTCTACACTGGTCGGGGATTCCTTGTTCTCGGTTTTAGGGTCTTCTGTTCCATAGTCTTTCATAATCATCTCAAACATGCGTTCGGCATAGATTGGGCAGCTTCCACAGACCCTCGAACGCTCTTTACCCAGAATTGTGATCATCGCTCCGCAGCCAAAATCGCATGGGGATTTTTCATCAGTATCCCACACGCTTTCAAGATGGTGCGTCCTGTCCATAGCTGACGTGTATCCTTGAGACTCTTCAAAATTTTCAAGGAAGTCGACTACGAGAGGGTGGTTAATGGCTTCCGACTTTGTAAATCCCGCCGACCTGAGCGCGGGGACAATGGCAGAGAAGCACATCTGATTGAACGAATAATCTCCAGCTTTCTTTGTAAGTCCAAGAATCGCCTTTAGGCAAGGAACGATTTCCTTGTCCTTAATATTAAGCGGGGCTTGCTTCCTTTCCGAGCGGGCTTTGATGGCTCCTACGACATTCGCTTCACATCTACGGAAAAGATCGCTCAGATAATCAATTCTAGCGGGTTTCTTCGCTTGTTCGTCAGGTTGAGGCGATAGGGCTTTACTCTGGAAATACTCAATAGTATTATTGATAAGCTCATCCGCGCTAATACGGATTTTGTATCTGCCATTGGAACGAAGCCTATTCGCAATTCGGAACATCTTTCCACGTTTCATAGCGAACATGGAATAGTCGAGAGTCTTATAGCCTTCCTCGCTAGGGAAAAGTTCAAGGCACACTTCTTTGTAAATCCAAGGAAGAACGCGATGTCCATTTTCCGCGCCAAAAGCCTCCGCAGGAACGACGATATGAAAACCCTTCTGTCCCGAATAATATATTCTAAGAGACTCCGAATCTAGTCCCAAGAGAACCAATTTATTCAAAGCATTTACTGTATCAATGCGGCTCTCCTCAGCATCTTTTGAATCGAAATCGAGAGTCAAATCCCCATATCGTACTACAGCCAAATTAAGGATATCCTTATTTTCATCCTTATAATTGGGCTCCGTTTCAAAAGACATTGACGTAGAGAACATGGCGATATTCGGCACTTTGTCGATTTTACAAATCTTCCAAGCGCTTTCCCTTTCTTCAACTTTCCAATATACAAAGCGTTGCATATATACCACCCCTCATCTTCTTATTTTCTATTTATTTCTAGGCTTTACGATATGCACTTTTTCTTTCGCCCGAGTAATCGACGTATACATCCAGTGCTTTCGGTTTTGAATATCGCTTTTTCTCATTTCGTCATCGAAGATAATAACGTAAGGCCACTCGCTGCCTTGAGAGGCATGGGCGGTGATAGCATATGCAAAGTCGACGACGATAGACCCCCACTTCGGCTTATTGTTTTCCGGAAGCTCAAAAGCCGCCCGAAGAAGGGAGTCATTCACTTTTATAGTATGGTGCGTGTCTCCATCTTCCTTATAGTCAAAATATAGCGTAATTTTATTTTGACTTTTACAAGATCCTACGACACTTCCGATATCTCCATTGACCAATATCAGCTTATTATATCTTTTGGAAACCGATTCCCGGATATTCTGCTTGACGATTATTTTATCGCCAACAACCGGAAATACTTGATTTTTTTCTTCCCGAAGCCAACGGTTGAGCTTCATCCGAGTAGAGTTCTGGCCCGTAATGACCTGATCCGCGATAGCATACTCTTCTTTAGGCAACCCATAGGAAAATCCTATTCCTTCGTTTTTCCAATATTCCCATCCTTTGAAGCCTCCCATACGAATTTCAGTGGCTAGGCGAGTAATTGGAGATTCCAATGCGGCACGGTGTACCTCCGACAGGAACGCATCGAAATCCGAGGGATTGGAAGGAAGGACTTGAGCGGATTTTACAGGTTGCAGTTGGAAAGGGTCCCCAACAAGAATGAGTTTCTTGCAGATCTGTTTTAGGGCTTTAAACTCTTTATACCCCAACATGGAGGATTCGTCAATGACAACAACCCTCGAAAAGAGTTCCGGGCACGGAGAATATGTGAACTCTATGCCTAAATTATTTTTTGCCTCCAGCAAATACGTGTATCTTACAATGTCTTGGTCTTCACCGGACTCATCAGCTATTTTTCTTGCTTCCTCCAGTTCTTCATCGCTGATTTCTCTAACGGAATAGAGCGCAGAATGCACCGTCTTTATGAGCGTCCCCGCTGGCATTTTTCGAGAAAGTACTTGACAGGCTTTCCCCGTAGGAGCGAGCATGATCAATTCATCTTTATAGTATTCCGCCAAGGCGTAAAGCAGCGTAGTTTTGCCTGTACCCGCACAGCCCCCTAGCATAAAGGGCTCCCAATCCTTTTTATGCCGAATGATTTTTTCAATTGCCTCATTTTGATGAGGAGTTAGGATGACTCCCATGTATAAAACCTCCTTTGAAAAAAAAATACTTTGAAAAACATCCTATTTAAAACACACAAAATCCGAAATACCCAAGAATGATAGATCGGATTTTGTGGGGAGTCAATAGAAAAAATTGAGTTATTCTTCGATATTAAGTTTTTTCTTTACAGTAAGAAGTACTGAACAGGCTTCATTAATCCATATTTTAAGATTATCGAGATCTTGACGTATTTTTTGATTTTCCGTAAAAGCAGAATTGAGGGCAACTTCTTTACTTTTAAGTTTTGCTTCCAATGCTGAATTAGTACGTTTGAGGTCTTCGATTTCTTTATACAAAACCTGTGTTTCCTTAGATTTAAACCAATACATAATTAAACTCCTGTTTTGTTAAAATGGAAGAAGCTCGAATTTGATCAACCTGAGCCCTTCTTCCGTAATTCCGATTTGGTTATGAACTTTGTCTGTTGAATATACCTTAAAGTATTCCTCTCCCGCCTTATTTACCTCACACAGCCTTTTATGGATGAATCCTTTTGCCTTCGCCCAATTTGTAATTTCTCCGCGTTTCAATCCAAGTGATTTTGTAACGTCCGTGATGGACAGGCAGCCTTTCTTTTCAATTCGTTCCTCGGCTACCATGACCATCGGCTTTTGTTGTTCGACTGTTTCCAGAGCTTTCATCTTTTCTTCTTCGGAAGCCACAAGAGCCTTGAGAGCATCCAGATAGTTTGAGGGAAGCGCGACAGCATTTTTGATTTGTTCTTCCATTTCATTGAAGCGAGCGATGTAGGCTTCTTTTATTTTCATAGCTTCTGGAGTATTATACCCCATAACTACCATCATGAATCCGTCTTTGGAAAGAACGTACATGGGAAGCTTGCGTCCTGTGGAATCCCCATATTCACTCAGCGCAAAGTTGCGCTCAGTAAATTCCAGTGAACATTTTTCAATAATTACGCGGATATCCCTCAAAACGTCTTTGTGGTTTTTGCAAAAACTATCCGCAATCTGCAATGAAGTCACAGCAGGTACTTCTTTGCCACCGACACAAAAATTCCTAATAGCAATCTGATTCATAATTTCTCTCTCCCGATTTTTTTATTTTATAAGATACAGTGCGATTTGCCCCGCCTGATAGGGGATAAAAAAGCAAGTGCAAACCATAATGTAAAATACAATATTTTTTGTTTCCTCAGTGTCATATTCTTCATCATATGCAAGATGAAAAGAAAGCGCATGAATGAGAAATCCCCAAATCACCGCCGAGCATATGAACAATATGTCGAAGAACCATTTTGTGGAAAACATAAATTCCATAATACTACCTTTGCTTATTAGATTTCATTTCCCCAACAATCCCAACCATTGTATTCCTGTCTAGCGAACAACTCTATTTTCCTACAATCCGGGCCGACAAGCTGTTCTATCCTGTGGCGGGCTTCATCTGGTTTTTTAGAGTGTTTCTCAATTTCAGACATTATGACTTGATGTACTCCAGCGCAATTCCGAGCCATCTTGCCTTTCACTCCTATAAAGCAAGGCTCCGAATTTCCGCGAGTCCAATTGCCCAATCCGAAGAAAGGTTTTTTATTAATGCGATTCAGCTTAATCCACTGAAAACCGATTGTCTTATATTTGAATCCCCATTTTTCCATCAACCAAAGACCTTCCTTGATTAATGGATATGTCATCCACATGAAAAGAACACAGTTGTCTTTACTAATGGATTCTACGGGAAGCTCCCCAATATCTTTTATGTTCATAGTAGAATAGTGTTTTTCCGCCGAGCCATTAAGACCTTTATTGGAATAGCTCCAAGGCGGGTCTGCGTAAATGACATCGTATTTTTCAAGGCAATGCCGCAGGTCTTTTATAATCATGAAGTGTCCTTTGTTTTTAGAGCATTAATCGTAACTTCTATGTGGCCCTAAAAATTCAAAATCAGTAAGGTCGCTCAAATCGATTTTAGCGTTTCCGTTTACAAAAAAATTCCCCAGTGACGAAAAATATAAAATGCAATTATTACATGAGCCTTTTTCTCTTATAGAATAATATCCACTTACTTTTGGAATTTCAGAAAACCATTGCAGTCTTCTAGGCAAATTATTCCAATAAAGAGTCGCTTTTTCTTCTGTTAAAGCGACTGGCCCTTGACAACCGCAGGGTATACATACAACAGCGTATTTACCGAACTTGTCTTTGATTATTGTAATGTCGTTGCCGTTTTTTCCGCAGAAAGGACATTGTAAAGTAGGTAGTGAACTCATTTGTTTCTCGATATCCTATTAAAGTGTTTCAAATTCAATTTCGGAATCATCGGTATTTTCAGTATCCTCAACGAAAGGCTCATATTCCCTACAAACAGAGCACACCTCGCCAGAAGTGATAGGCGCGATTACTTCATCTTCATTTTCAGGATTTTTGTAAACAAATCTTACGCATCGTACAACAAGCCTATTTTCATTTTCAGGGATATCCACATAGGCGCACTTACACGTTCCAATTTTTGAATCCATTTTTAAGAGCCTCCTCTTCCCATTCTTTTTCGAGTTTTTCTTTATTAGGTACAGGGATGATAAAAACACAAATGATGACCGTAGCAAAAGAAATCAGGCCACCATACAAAAGTGTCATAATAGTTTCCATCTATAGTCTCCTTACATTTTTTTGAACATGGCTTTCAGTTTTTCTACAGTAGAAAGGTACGGATTTTCTTCATTATCAACCTGAATGCTTTCTTCTTCCGGGGTAAGCTCCTCAAGAAGAGATCTTAACTCCGAGCGAATAAGCTTTTCGCAATTTCGCATTGCGGTCCCTTTAGTTGCGAGCCCTGAGATTGAATAAAACGTTCTACCAAATGCGGTAAACCCCCAACCACCCGTACTGACCTTAAAAACCATTGCGTCGATTTTTATACTACTTTTCGTGTAAAGATAATATTTTTCCTGCTCACACGTAGATACGTCAATCCAACGATAATCCATAATTCATCCTCCTCAATTTTTTCCCATACTATTTCACGAAGAAGTTTTTGTCAAGGGAAAAGTCTTGAATTTTTTGATTGGATAGGTTACTTTAAAAAAATCACAGATTTGGAGGGAATTATGAGGTTGAGATATAACGGAAAACTTTTTCAAATACGGGCACATACACAGGAAGAACGAAGCGCATTTAGCAAAATGAAACACGTAACATATAATAAGGAAGAAGACTGGTTCGAGACAAAGCTATTCAGGGTTGCGAAGGAATTTATAGAAGTTTCACATGATTACAGAACCAGAAGCATCCTTGAGAGCTTTTCAGAAAAATGGAATCTCTCTTGGGCAACGGCTCCGACGAAAGGATTTTCCGTGCCAGCTAATGAAGGTTTGCACTATTTAGAGTATCAATTGGCTGGCATAGAGTACATGATGAGGAACCCCAGAGTCTTACTTGCTGACGAACCGGGAACTGGTAAAACCATTCAGATTGCTGGATACTTGAATTGTCTCCCTGAAATTAGGAAGGTCCTGATCATATGTCCATCATCCCTCCGGTTGAATTGGAAACGGGAATTGGATAAGTGGCTTGTCGATAAGTCCCGGAAAGTAACCTTGGACCCTAAAGATGATGAAGCTTTTGCGCATATCGTAAGCTTTTCGAGTGTATGGAGGCCGAACGTATTTCCTTTTCTCGACAAGAGAAAATATGATGTTGTGGCTATTGACGAAGCCCATAACTGCAAGAATGACGAAGCGAAAAGGACTATTCAGTCGCTTCATCTTGCAAAAAAAGCATTTCGGAAAGTCTTGATGACTGGAACTCCTTTGGTGAATAGGCCCATAGAATTATTCCCGCTTCTGAACTGTCTTGACGAAAAAAGATGGCCTAATAAATTCGCGTTTGCATTCGAGTATTGTTCCGCACATTATGAAGATATATACATATATGATAAGCAAAAAGGACGTGCGGTAAAAAAATCCGTACTCAATATGAGTGGAGCTAGCAATCTTCCATCCTTATCTGAGAAGCTCCGTGGGTCAATGATGATCCGAAGGTTGAAATCAGATGTACTTCCGCAGCTCCCCAAGAAAAGAAGACAGCTTATTGAAATACCTTTGGAAACAAAAGATTGTAAGGCCGCTATCAAGGAAGAAGCCAAACGGTGGGCCGAATTATGTGATCTTTATGGATACGAAGAATGCGTGCGTCAGATGGAATTTGGCGACGGAGTTGCGTTTACCGAGATGGCTGCGAAGCGTAAAGAAGTCGCGTTGAGTAAAATCCCATTTTGTGTAGAATATTTAAAAGATTTGCTTGAGGGGGTTGACAAAGTCGTCGTTTTCGCGCATCATAGGGCCGTTGTTGATTTACTAACCGACGAGCTTAAAGAGTACAATCCCGTAAAAGTTGTAGGAGGAATGTCGGACAAACAAAAGCAGGAAAGTGTTGATTCATTTCAAGAAAATGAAAATGTGCATCTTTTTATCGGAAATATCCAAGCTGCTGGTGTCGGATACACCTTGACAAAAAGTTCAATAGTGGTATTTGTAGAATTGGCATTTGTGCCCGGACTTATGAGTCAAGCTGAGGATCGTTGTGTACGAATCGGGGCTACAGCGGATTATGTGCTTGTTCAGCATTTGGTCCTAGAAAAATCCCTTGACAAAGACCTTTGTTCCATGCTTATTTATAAACAGGAAATTGCAGATAAAATTTTAAATTAAATCAGGAGTTATGATTATGAATTTTAGTAATATTCAGAGTATGGTGGAAATGAGTAATCTCCGGAAAGTATTGATTGCTTTTCTTGAGAAAGACCCCGATTTTCTCGAATATGTTCCAGTTAAGGTTCGTAGGGATGGAAGCAAGGACTTTCTTGATGGTAAGAATCCTAATGAAAGTCATCGACTTCCGGCTTTGAAAGAACTGGTTGAACTTCTCAGAGAAAACAAAAAGACCGAGTATAATCGATTGATTGAAGTCGGAGCGAAATACGTTGGTATTTCTTATAAAAACGGAGGAATCACTTTTAAGAATGAGGAAGAACTTTCCTTTGCCGATTTCGATAAATTGGCTATCATCGGGGCTCAGATTGAAAAGTTTTTTATTCCGGAAATGAATAGCTTTTTTACAAAAATAAGCGAAGACGAAAAACAGCTTTTGATTTTTACACTCAAGAGCATGGATGGCGAAGAGTTTAATAGCCTTGTTTTTGACGCTATTAATCATAAGTAAATAAAAGACATAAAGGAGAGAGAACTTAATGTGGGCATCTGATAATATCCGAGTAAATGTGGAAGGTTCCCCCGAAGCGGTTGCCGAGTTTTTCTTGCGTCTTGGAGGAATGAAGTCCGGATTTAATGGAGCAGTAGAATCGCCTAATCCTGTCGAGCCACACAAATCCGAACCAAAGGTAGAAGAGATTGATGCGAAAGATGAAAAGCACACGTCTCCCATCGAAGATAAGCCCGTTGAAAATGAAGAAGAGGCATCTGACGTAGAAAACAAGCCTACGAATAGTGATGAAGAACGTGAGCATTTGAAGTCTATTCTTACCGAACGCGGCATCGAGTTCTCTCCTCGTGCACGTCTTGCCACATTGAAGAAGCTCGTAGAAGACTCTGATAATACCGCCGAGGAATCCACAGAAGAGCCTGAACCCGAGATTCTCGAAAATGATGAGGTCCCTCCAGTCATGGAAGACCCTGCGGCGACTATTTTGCAGAAGACCGGACAGGAGGAGTATAATGGCGGTGAAGGTGTGTCGCCTGAGGAAGAGGGTTATGGAGATATGCCTTCCGAACCGCTCAAGTTTGAGGAAGAACCTGAAAGAACTTATACTCCGGCAGAATTTCTGGATGAGTGCAAGCGGTATTGCAGTCGGGTAATGCGGACTGGCAGAGATCTTGATACGTCTCATAGAATGCTTGCCGATATTCTTCAAAATGTGACGGGTGTAACTCGCAAAGTCATTGAAGTGGATGAGAAATATTACAATACGATTGTGACGAAACTTCATAATCATATAGACCTTTTGCGAGAAGATCACAATTCAACCAATGAATAAAAAAAATGAAAGGTAAGTGTATTGGGAAAACATAGCAGGATAGGAGCTTCTTCCTCAGAAAGATGGATGGCGTGCCCCGCTTCCGTCAGGATGAGCGTAGGGCTCAAAAACGAAGGCAGCCCCGCAGCAAAAGAGGGCACGGCGGCCCATGCTCTCGCAGAGTTCTGCCTTAAAAATGAGATGTATCCCGCATGTAAGAAAGGAAAAAAGATCTACGTAAAGGGAGATTCTTTTGAGATAGAAGAAGAGATGATAAAAAGCGTCTCTCTTTACGTAGGTCACATTCTTCACGTAGTTCATAATCAAAAATTGTGGATGGACGAGAATGGCGACCTTGTTCAAATCGACACCGAAAACGTCCATTTTGAAAAGTTTGAGAAAGGGGACAGCAAGAAGCTGTCTGTCGAGGAAAAATTCGCTCTTACTTGGATAAAGGAAGGGATGTTCGGTACATGCGACTGTAATTACAAAGATTATAAGAATAGGAGACTCTATGTATTCGACCTAAAATATGGAAAGAGCACGCCAGTAACCGCCATCGATAATTCCCAAATGAAATATTATGCTTTGGGTATTGTAGGAGAGCCGTTATCGAATGACGACTTTGACGAAGTAGTAATGGTTATTGTCCAGCCGAGAAACGATTGTTTTGGAGTAAGTTCGTATAGTTTAAAGATCGATGACCTCTATCTCTGGGCTGAAACGGAATTACGTCCTGCGGCGGAAAAGACAGAAGACCCTGATGCCGAATTTTCATCAGGAGATCACTGTAAATGGTGCCCGGCTTTTGGAGTTTGTCCTCAGATCGAAAAAGACCTTGGATATTTAGTAAATTATAACAATTATATAGAAGAAAAGAAAAAAAATATTGAACTTCCAGACCCAAGACACTTGACAAGTGAAGAAAAGTCTCGTATATTGCATCTATCGATTGTGTACGCCCCTTGGATCGAAGCGGTAGCAAAATCCGCTTATGAAGACGCTGTCGCTGGAAGATTAGTTCCGGGGTTTAAGCTAGTTAAAAAAAGAAAATCGAGACGAGTTTGGAGGGACAATGCGCTCACCGCCCAAGAGCTAAGTTTGAAATATGGAGATGAAATTTTTGAGGAGAGAAAGTTAAAATCGCCATCTAAATTAGAAGGTATTTTGACAGGAGAGGAAATTGATCTCTACTCATTTAGACCGGAATCCGGTACGGAATTAAAACCAGAAAACGATAAACGTAAATCCGTAAATCCATTAACATCTATCGACGAATTTTATTCGCAACAAGAGGAAAACTAAAATGGCAAGAGTTACTAAGCGCGTTATTTTCAAGGCTTCTATTTCTTATCCTCATCTTTCCGAGCCTGTAGTCAATCCTAATGATAAGAACAAAGACCCTCAGTACAGCATTGAAGCGCGCATTCCCAAGAGTGACGTAGACACGATTAAGAAAGTGCGCTCCGTGCTTGAGGAAGTTTATACCGAGGGCGCTGGCCCGGATAAGAAGAAGTGGAAAGTTGATTTCCGTGAGCCCGGCTTTTTTGATACGTATCTGTCGAAGCAAGGTAAGGATGGTTTCCCTCTTCGAGACGGCAAGTACAAGCCGAGCGGCGATTGCGACGATATTGTTTTCATGAGCGTCAAAAATAAGTATCCTATCGCTCTTGGTGTCAAGACTGGCCCTACGACTTATCGGAAGCTCGAATCGAAAGAAGAAATCGAAAAGGAACTTTATGCGGGCTGTATCGCTGATGTCATCATGGATGTTTATTACAATGACAAGCCGGGAACCGAATCCGGGTGCTTCCTTTCCCTCAAGGGTGTCGTAAAGACTGGTGAAGGGCAGCGTCTTGCCGGAAGCTCTCCCGTCGACCTTGGCGAACTCTATGGCACCGAAGAAAATAACGATGTAACCTACGGTGGCTCGGAAGATTCTTCCTCCGATGATGTGCCGTTCTAATAAAAAAATAAGGAAATAAAATAATGTCAGAGAATGAAAAGACCAACAATGTTTGCCGCCGCGATTTGACGAATGCCGTCATGCGTATTACCGGATTCCGCCGAGCCGATATCGAAAAGGTTATCAACGCGTATACCGAGGTGATTTATGCCAATCTTAAAGCAGGGCGTAGCGTGAAGCTGCACCGACTGTGTACTTTCAAGGTCGTAGACTTGGCCCCTCGTGAGTTCCGTTCAAACCTTACCGGAGAAATTGTCCGTAAGCCCGCACGAAAACGTGTTCGTGTGAAGCTTTCCTCCCGACTCCAGATTAATGAGAAGAACTAAAACCCTATAACAAAAGTCCCCGCATCCGAGCTAAAAAAGCAAAGAGCGGGGACTCTACGTTTATACTGAGAGATACGCTATGACCATATCAAACTGTCTATACTGCGGGGGAAAGGGGAAGCTCGTAATTCGATCCGGATTAAAGAATTATCGTAAAGTCAATATTTATCAGGTGCAATGCAATAAATGTCGTGCTAGAGGTCCTATATCCGATAATGAAATCAATGCTATACGTTATTGGAATGGAAAAGGGTATCCTTCTGCATAAAAAGTTCTTGACACGGAAAGCGTAATTTAATAGGTTGTAAAAAACATCAACAAGGAGAGAAAATATGTCTATTCTCAAGTCCAAGGTTTCCGTTATCCGTTTTATCACCGAAGTTGAAGATAATCTTGAAACTATCATCAATGGGCTTAACGCCGCACGTTTTCAGGAAAAGTGGGAAGCGGGAATGGATTCCATGCAAGGCTTCTGCCCCCTTAATGACCGTTGGGGCTCCTCTGATTTCCACGAAGGTAACATCAAGGCGAATGGGTTTATTGCATTCTTTTTCCGTACTGACACTAAGCGGGTAGATCCCAATCTTCTCAAGCGTGAAATTTCTGACCGGATTGAGCGTTTCTCCGAAACTTATGGAAAGAAACCCAATCGTGAAGAACGTAAGGACATTCAGGTCATTGTGAAGAACAAACTGCTCAATGAAGAAAAAGCCAAGCCCTCTTTCTATCCGGTCATGTTTAATCCCGAAACAGGGGAAGGGTATCTTTTCGCTACTTCCAATAGTGTCTTTGAGAAGTTCCGGGCGTCGTTCAAGTTGGTCGCCGGGATTCCAAATGTTAAGAATCTCGAAGAAATTGTGGAATCTCGAAACCTTGATTTCACAGTCGATAGCCAGACGTTCCTGACGTGGTTCTGGTGGCGCATGGAGAATGATCCCACCAAACCTGTCACCACCGAGAATACTTCCTACGAATGCTCCATGAGCGGCACTGTAACGGTAAGTTCGGCGGAAACCGGGGAGAAGGTCACGGAGAAGTCGGACCAGCTTCACGAGGCTCGTATGGCCCTTCTGCGTGGTCTTCGTGCGGAAAAGGCAGCGGTTACTTGCTGCGCTGGCTCCGGCATCAATATTGAGTTTACTTTGAATAATGAAAGCCTCAATATTTCCGGGCTCCCCATTCCTAAGTCCGAGGAAAAGCCGAGCGACGTGTTTGAAGAATTTGAACATGCGAAGATTCATATTGATGAAGCTTTTGCTCTTATTGATTCTTTGATGGAGGAATATATTGAGCTTAATGCGGTAGGCGACCCGCTGCCTCCTACTCCGCTTATTCATTGGGGTCGTGGGGATTTTTGTTCCGGAAGCATTGAAATTCTGTAAGCATGGAGGATATAATGGCAAAAGGAACTTTCAGGGTAGTAGAAAAAATTTGTCCTTTCTTGAATGCGCCTTGTAAAGAAAAGAGGTGTATGATGTGGGATGAAAAATATTTAGTCTGCCAATTGGCTTATCCAGCGAAACGTAGGGTGAAAGGCGAAAGTATACAGCCGCTTTATCTAAATCACATAAACATGGAAACGAAATAAATAAAAAAAAGATACCAGCGTTTGTTAAAAATTCTGGTATCTTTTTTAATAAAGGAGGCATGATGAAATCCGTAATTGACTTTGAAACAAGATCCCCTGTAGATATTAAAACTTGCGGAGCTTACGCATATGCTGCGCACCCTGATACTGAGGTGATGATGCTTGCCGTCCGTATATGTGGACAGGAGGCTCGCGTATGGGTAGCTCCGGCATATAGGCATTTTCTTGATACTGAATTGAGTGACGATGAATTGCAGGATATTATTAATAATTGTGAAGAGATTGCAGCACATAACGCCCCTTTCGAAAGAGCCATTTGGAAATTCAAGATGGAGCCTCTCTGGTTTAAGCCATTGCCATTAGAGAAAATTCGATGCACGATGTCTCAGGCCCTTATGTGCAACCTCCCCCGTAAACTGGAACAAGCGGTAAAGGTTTGGCGAAAAGACGCCCCTCAGAAGGATAATGAAGGGCATAAGCTGATGATGAAAATGTCAAAGCCTAGGAAGTTCCGTAAAGCCGAGCTTTCCGCGTTTCCTGATCCCGAAAAGGCTAAGGCTACTCAAGAATACGTCTATGCTGTACTTTCAAAAGGTGGCATTCCTACCATTAAAAACTACCATCAATATATTGTCTATCCTTGCGACGAGCCAATGTTTAAACGATATGTTGAATATTGTCGACAGGACGTGGTTGCGGAAGAAGTTCTTTTTACGGAGCTTCCTCCTATCCCTGAGCGGGAGCTTAAAGTGTGGCGGCTTGACCAGACAATCAATGACCGTGGAGTAGGAATTGACAGGTTTCATGCGGTCAAAATTATGGATATGGTTAATAAAGTAGAAGATATTTTGACGGAGGAAGCTTCTGAGATTACGTATGGGGCGGTATCGACTATGAAGTCTTCTAAGGCTATTATTGAATGGCTACAATCTCGTGGGGTTGATACTGATTCGGCAAGCAAGCAAGCTATCTCCGACCTTCTTGAACGGACTGATCTCCCCTCTGATGTTCGTAGATTCCTTGAGATTCGCCAGACTATTGCCATGTCTTCTACGGCAAAATATCAGACCATGCTCTGTACTTCATGCTATGATGGCAGGGCGCATGGAACGATGATTTATCATGGCGCTTCAACTGGAAGGTTTTGTCTTTCGGAAGGGTCTATGGTCAAAGTTTGTGATGATGCAGGTTGTGTTTATGAAAAGCCTATCGAAAATGTTGACAGATCAGAAAAAGTATGGGATGGTTCGGATTGGGTCTATCACGATGGTGTAGTTTTTTCAGGAGATAAACCCGTTATTGAATGGGATGGGATTGTTGCTACAGAAGAACATAAAGTTTTTATTTCAGATACAGAAAAAATGTCTCTTTTAGAAGCCAAGGAAAGAGAACTTAAACTCTGGCAAGGAGAGAAACCCTAATGCGTACTTATGACATACTTAATGCTGGCCCTAAAAATAGATTTATGGCGAATGGTAAAATCGTAAGTAATTCAGGTGCTCTTATTCAACCGCAAAATTTGACTAGACCTTCAACAAATAATATGAATATCCCCGAAGGTTCCAAGCCTTTGGATAATTATGATATCAGTGAAATGGATATCGAACTTGCAGCTAGCGGGAATTTAGATCTTATCCAGCAGTATTGGAAAGACCCTAAAGTCCTTGCCTCCGATTGCCTTCGCGCAATGATTCACGCTAGAAAAGGATACGATTTTATCTGTGCCGACTATAGTGGGATTGAAGCCCGAGCATTGGCATGTCTCGCTGGCGAAGAGTATGTTCTTCAAGGTTTTAGGGACGGCCTTGACCCATATAAAGTTGCAGCTACGACTATCTATGGGGTGAAATATGAAGATGTGGATAAGAAGCAGCGTCAAGTAGGTAAGACGGCTACGTTGGCTTGCTTCTCTGCGGATACAATGGTTTATACGAGCTATGGAATAAAAAAAATCGTCGACATAACTAAAGATGATTATGTATGGGATGGAGAAAACTGGTGTTTGACAGATGGAGCATATTGCCAAGGTATTAAAGAAATCGTTAATTTTTTGGGAGTAGAATCTACACCTGATCAAAAATGGTTGATGGATGAAAATATTTGGATAGACTCCGATGCAGCTATTGAATTGTGTAAATGGCTAGGAGATGGGAAAGTTTATTCTAGCGAGCAATATCAAATATTCTCTAGTTGGGTTAGTTATCAAATCTCAAAAGTTCAAGATAAAATTATTTATAGTTTGAAGAAATACCCAGTAAAAGTAACTATAGCTGAAATGGGAATTGAAGTAATTCTTTCCGATTTTGACGAAGATGACTTTAATGTATCCTTTGTTGATTCTAAAAGTAGAAAAGGTGTTTATGTATACTTGGGTGAAAGCTTAAGGAACACGAGTCTTGAAGATAAAGTTAAATATGTATGCTCCATTATCGTCTTTTTAGCTACGATTTTTTCTAAGTATTCAACAGCTCAAAATTATCTGAATATTAAAGTGAGTGAAGCCGTTATTAAGGACTATAATAAAATAAATATGGCGATTTTAAAGTTTATCAAAAAAGATGATAGCGATGAAATTATTCTTACTGGGAGCATTTTATCTAATAGAGATGGTTATACTAAAATAGAAAAAGTTTATGATCTTTTGAATTGTGGAGATAAAAGCAGGTTTATGATACATACATCCTGCGGTCCACGCATTGTGCATAACTGTGGATATGGAGGTGGTTATGGCGCGTTCCTTCGCTTTGGGGCTGATAGAATGGGCATTGATGAAGAGGAAGGAAAGAAGATTATTGCTGCATGGAGAGACGGGCACCCAATGACGGTTAAGCTTTGGCACAAACTCGTTGAAGCTGCTGTCATGGCTATGACGAATAAGGGCGGAATTTATTCTTATCGTGGAGTATCATTCCAATACTATAAGAGATTCCTCCTTATGAAGCTCCCTAGTGGCAGGTTCCTCTTCTACTTCGAGCCTAAACTTGAAGACGTGGAGATGGCATGGTCTACGCCAGAAAAGCCAGCGTTCAAGAAGCTTGTTACGGCGATGACCTTGACGCCAGAAAAACAATTTGTGAGAAGGCCGCTTAACCATCTCATACTTTCAGAAAATGTTACACAAGCTTTCTGTAGAGATCTGATGGTGAATGCGATGTTCAATCTCGAAGAAGCCAATTATCCGGTAGTGTTTCATGTTCATGATGAAATCATTGCGGAAGTTCCTAAAGGGTTTGGGTCTGTCGAGGAATTTGAAAATATCATGTGCAAGCTTCCTCAATGGGCAGAAGGTCTGCCAGTAAAGGCCGAAGGATGGAGGGGAGAATTTTATAGGAAATAATTTTAAAAAATCTGTTGACATTTGCTTCCGGTTAATGAATACTCCATTCATCGGAAGCAAACATTTTTAGAAAGAAGGAGTGTAAGAGAATGTTTGAAGTAAAAGGATCAGTAAGTACAGCTAAGGTTTTCACAGATTATGTGGAGCCGACCGCGTTATCTCAGATTATTGAATTATGTAATCAGGAGTTCACCGAAGGAAGTAAAATCCGTATTATGCCTGATGTACATGCTGGTGCTGGATGCGTTATTGGAACGACGATGACCATTGAAAATAAGAAAATCGTTCCTAATCTTGTCGGTGTTGATATCGGTTGTGGGCTACTGTCCTGTGAATTTACTTTGGGGGATAAGCTCAACAATAGCTTTTTTGAAGAAGTTGATCGAATTATTCGAAAGTATATTCCCGCAGGATTTAATATTCGTAACGACAAGCATGAATTGGTTAGCGCCATCAATTTGAATACGCTTGCATGTTGTAATGAAGTTAATATCGCTCGTGCGGAGCACAGTATTGGGACTTTGGGGGGAGGGAATCATTTTATTGAAATAGGGGAATCCGATAATTTCGATGGTACTTTTTCTTATTTCCTTACCGTACATTCTGGTTCTAGAAATATTGGAAAAGAAGTAGCTACTTATTATCAAAATGTCGCTATTAAGGAATGTCCGGGCACCCCCAAACATCTAGCGTATCTTTCAGGGGAGATGTTCGATGAATATATGTATGATATGGAAATCATGAAATATTATGCCTCTTTGAATCGTGAGGCGATCATTAACGATATCACGCTACACATTGGGATTAAGAAAGACGATGTCTATGAAACCGTTCATAACTATATAGAACGTATTGACAATGATGTGTTCATGCTGCGCAAGGGAGCCGTTTCCGCTAAAAAAGAACAGGCTCTTATGATCCCTTTGAATATGAGAGACGGTATTATTTTTGGTTTTGGTAAAGGACTTGAAGACTGGAACTATTCCGCACCTCATGGAGCTGGACGTAGACTAAGCAGAGGTGAAGCCAAGCGCAGCCTTGATATGAATGATTTTAAAAATGAAATGGAAGGTATTTATTCTTCTTGCGTAAATATTTCTACTCTTGATGAAAGTCCTATGGCATACAAGGATGGCTCAGAGATTCGTAATAATCTTCAATCGGTGGAAACCTTGTTTACTATTAAGCCAGTATATAACTTTAAAGCATAAGAAGGAAAAACAAATGACTAATTTTCGTTCTATAGTTTTGGAAGAATCCGGTTTAGCTAGCGCTATTCTTGGAACAGGGCTTTCTTTTGGTGTTACGTCTGATTACGAGCTAAATGAAAATGGAAGTCTAGTTTTGACTTATGGCAAAGACCTATCTAAGAAAACTCCTGATGAAATAGCGAATAGAATGAAAATCGTTATGGAAAAATTGGCTCCTCTTGAAAAAGGGAATAATAAATTTCTAGAATTTTTAGTTGTGCATATGGATATTAACGCCCCCCGTTATTGGTGGAGCCAATTTGACACATACAGAATTGGGGTGACGAGATTGTCCGAATCTACTATGCACACTCTCATGAAAGGCGAGCTGACTAGAGCTAACTTTTCTGAGGACACGCCTCAAAGAGCCATTGATACCGTAAATTCCTGTATTCGAGAAGGAGCTTTTGAAGCTGCTAAAGCATCTTTGCCAGAAGGTTTCATGCAAAGAAGAATAGTGTGCACGAATGCAAAAGCTATCAGGAATATGTACTCCCAAAGAAGAAATCATCGTTTGAAAGAGTGGAAGATTTTTTGGGAGAATGTGGAATGTGACGCGGAAAAATATTATACATTTTCCTATGCGCTTAAAGGGCTATTTTATTAGAAAATTTTAGGTAAAATATATGTATGGATATGTTTATTGTACAACAAATTTAATAACGGGTTGTATGTATATAGGTAGACACGCATCTAGTGTATTCGATGAAAAGTATTTTGGCTCGGGAAAGATACTAAAACGAGCTATAAAAAAATATGGAGAGAATAATTTTTCTATAGAGATACTTTGCGAAGCGGAGTCTTATGAAGATTTAGCTGAGAAAGAACGATATTATATAGCATTATCAGATGCGGTAAACCGTAAAGATTTTTATAATATAGGCAGGGGAGGAGAGGGGTTCCCTTCTGGAGAAAATCACCCAAATTATGGTAAAAAAGGCAAGGACGCTTTTGGGTGGGGGAAAGTGCATACTGATAAATTTAAAGAATATATGTCGAGAATACGAAAAGGTATGAAGTTTTCTTTTGACCATAAGCAAAAATTATCTCAAAAGAAATTAGGGGATGCTACATTAAATAAAGGAAGGCGTGTATCAGAAGATACAAAGGCCAAATTATCTCAAATAAACAAAGATGCTCAATTAAATAGGAAAATGGGTATTAAGCAAAATGGTAGAATAAGGACTTTTCATGAGTTCTTACACGGCTTTAAAGTTGCTATTTATTTTACAGATGGGTCGATTAAGACTTTTGATAGCATGAAAGCCTGTACGAGATACACTTCATTGAAACATAGGGTGCGCCACATAAATACTATAAAAAGGATTATTAATGGAGAGACATTACCTCCAGAAGGGGTGAGAAAAATATGCTATATTTAAAAAATATTAAATGGAGGGGTGGATGTTTAAATTCAATTATTTGGATAGGATTCTTATAGCTCTTTTAATTAGTGTATTTATTGCTAATTCAGTACATAATTATGTAACACTTACAAATTTTAGAAAAAGTAAGAATATTCAGATAGAGGAACTTCATCATAAGATAGAATTTTTAAGTACAGCGTTAGGAAGTATGGCCTCTGAAAATGCTATTATGAAGCAGAAGTTGGAAGCCCCTTATCAAAAAAAGGAAAATACGTCTCAAGATAAAAAAGAAATATACGGAGATACAAGGGGGTTGCGAAATAACAATCCCTGTAATCTTAAAAGCTCGAAGAATACGAAATGGGATGGTCAAGTTGGAAGTGATGGCAAGTTCATCATTTTTGAATCCCCTGAGTATGGTATCCGGGCTTGTGCAAAAAATCTAAAGAATTATCAACACAAGAACGGCCTTGACACATTGCGGAGCATGGTGTATAGAATGGGACCTCCTCACGAAAACGATACAAAAAAATATGTTCGTAATTTATCTAATATCGTAGGGGTATCCCCGGATGAAAAAATTAATGTTCTTAAACATCTCCCCGAGATTATAAAGGGAATCATTTTTCTTGAGAACGGGAAGATGCCTTACCCCGAGAAGATGTTTATCGGATATACAATCTTTAACTAATAAGGAGAATTTACATGAGCAATCACGTTATCAACTTCAAGCGTTTTCATGAAAATGCCAGTATGCCCCTCCGTGGAACCGATTGGTCTGCTGGATATGACCTTCATGCGGTCACCTGCGATATTGATTGGGATAAAGGGCTTGTTACCTATGGAACCGGAATCGGTATGGAAATCCCTGCGGGGTACGTGGGCCTCGTGTTTCCTCGTTCTTCTGTATTCAAGAAGGAAATGACGCTCTCTAATTGCGTAGGCGTCATTGACTCCGATTATCGCGGAGAGATCAAGGCTGTCTTCCGTATTCCCAAGAATTACTTCCAAGATCCTAGCCTTGCGAATAAAATTTATGTAACGGGCGACCGGATTTGCCAGATTGTCATCGTTCCGTATCTTCCTGTCGATTGGGTGGAGACTGAGGAGCTTTCCACAACCGTTCGAGGTACTGGCGGGTTTGGCAGCACTGGTGTGTAAATAGAAAATTGGGAAGGGGGCTTTAAGCCCCCTTAAACTAAAGTTATATGGAGATAAATATGGGAAAGAAGCCTAACATGATTATTAAGCGTGATGGTTCTAAAGTCCTTTTTGACCCCAAAAAGATTGAACTTGCTATTACTAAAGCTCTTATTTCGGAAGGGGTAGCTTCTATTTTTACTGGAACTGCTCACGCTATTGCTGAATCTTTTGAAAGTGAAAATGAAACTCCAACGATTAAAGAAATTGAAGAATATGTTTTTAAGAGCCTTTGCGAGGCCGGGCTTCCTCTTGTAGCAAAAGCCTACGAAGGTTACAGGAGTATTCGAGAATTTCAACGCTCTGATCAATTTACCGATGAATCCATCCTTTCTATTGTAGCCGGAGGAACGGATGAGGACCTTCGAGATGAGAATAGTAATAAGAATGTCGCTACAGCGTCTACGCAACGAGACATGATCGCTGGTGAGGCTTCAAAAGATATTGCGATGCGGCACATGCTCCCCCCTCATGTTGTACAGGCCCATAAAGACGGGCTTATTCACTTCCATGATTTGGATTATGCTGTGCAGCGAATTTTTAACTGTTGTCTTGTTGATTTGCGTGGTCCATTTAAGGACGGAACCGTTATTAATAAGAAGATGATTGAGACTCCTAAGTCGTTCAGGACAGCCTGTACAGTCGCTACGCAGATCGTCCAACAGGTAGCGTGTGGACAATACGGTGGTCAGACTATTTCCCTCGCGCATCTCGCTCCGTATGTTAGGGTAAGCTACGAAAAGATTAAAAACCAAGTTAGAGAAGAACTTTTTGGGGATGATGTCCCTCTTGCGTCTCCCACTAAGCTTTGCGGGAATCGAGAAGTTGAGCATATTGCCAAGAAGCGGCTTCGTAAAGAAATTGAGGATGGTTTACAAACCATTCAGTATCAGGTAAACACTTTTTCGACAAGTAATGGGCAAGCTCCGTTCCTTAGTATTTTCATGTATCTGAATGAAGATCCTGAATATATTGAAGAGACGGCAATGCTTATTGAAGAGATGATTAAGCAACGATACATCGGGATGAAGAATGAAGCCGGAGTGTATGTTACCCCCGCGTTTCCTAAACTCCTGTATGTGCTTGATGAAAATAATGTTCCTAAAGATAGTAAGTATCGGTATCTGACAGATCTGGCGGTGAAATGTGTAGCTAGGCGTATGATGCCGGACTTCATTTCCGCAAAAAAGATGAAAGAAAATTATGAAGATGTTTTCCCCTGCATGGGATGCCGTTCTTTTCTTTCTCAATATAGAGATAAAGATGGCAAGCTGAAATGGTATAATAGATTCAATCAGGGTGTGGTAACTTTGAACCTTGCGGATGCAGGACTTTCCGCAGACGGTAATATTGACGCTTTCTGGAAAATCCTTGACGAGCGCCTTGAATTGGTTCATGATGGCCTCATGTGCAAACATAAGAGCCTTCTTGGTACGAAGGCCGAAAAGTCTCCTATCCATTGGCAGCATGGAGTTATCGCTCGCCTTAAAAAAGATGATGTAATTGACCCATATTTGAAAGATGGGTATTCAACTTTGTCTCTCGGATACATTGGGCTCCATGAATGCGTTCTTGCTCTTATCGGAGAATCACATACTACGGAACGTGGAGAAGAACTTGCTGTACGTATTATGCGTAGATTGAGAAAAGCTTGCGACGATTGGCGTGCAGAATCTGGTCTTGGATTCAGCTTGTACGGGTCGCCTTCCGAATCTACAACTTATCGTCTTGCACAGACAACTCAGAAGCGATTTGGAGTGGTTAAGGGAATTACTGACCGAGATTATTTGACAAATTCATACCATGTTGATGTAACCGAAAAGATTAGTGCATTTGATAAACTTCGTTTTGAATCTCAATTTCAGAAAATTTCTTCCGGTGGCTGCATCAGCTATGTGGAAGTTCCGAATTTGGAGCAGAACCTCGAAGTGATTGATCAATTGGTTTCTTATATGTATGAAACTATTCAGTACGCTGAGATCAATACCAAATCGGACTATTGCGCTAAATGTGGATTTCGAGGAGAAATCAAACTGAATAATAATCTTGATTGGGAATGTCCTCAGTGCCATACGGTAAATCGAGATGATCTTACTGTTTGCCGTAGAACTTGTGGCTACTTGGGCGATAATTTTTGGAACAAGGGACGAACCGAGGAAATCGGTGCCCGAGTATTGCATGTTGACAATGAAGACTTGAGCTGATAGACATAGGGCCTGTAAGTAAAATATATTTACAGGCCCTTACTAAATAAAGGAGGATCTATGGAGTTTACGAATCGAGAAGGTGCGGTAGTTTCCGCATTTACTGGATTTCTGATGGGTGCATGGAGTGAATACCATTCTTATGTTGAGGAACTTTTTGGGCGGCCCGTAACCCCCGCAGAAATGTGTGACCCTGATTTTAGAAAGGAGCTTAGAGAAAAAGCCCGTCCAGATTATACTGCTATTTGTGATACGCTCTATGGAGAATGGCTTAATAGCGAAAAATGTAAGAAGGAAATAGAGGCGTGTTTAAAGAAAGTAGATGATATTTTTAAGGAGGTGTAATAATGAGCGAGCTATATCAAACTATTATAGAAATACCTAAATTCACACTGTTCATCCCTACCGAAGAACGCCCCATCCATAGAATTGTTCTTGGAACTCATAGATGCAGAATTGTGGATATTGGGGATGACGCCTTTCCTATCGAGAATGGAACTCTTTCTTTTGCAAATGGTCTTAACCTTTTTCGGGTTAAGGGACGCTATTCTCAATATGATCTTCTTTTTAAGGAGCAAATACCAGAAGAAGAAATTGATAAATACGATAAGGATGATTCTGAAATCTATTATGCTCGTAAGCATTGGTTTTCAAATAAGAAAGTGGCGTATGGGGATGGATGGTGCAAGTTAAAAGAAAAAAGGGAAATTGATATAATTTTCAAAGCTCCTTTGCATCTTAGTATAGCCCTCATCCCTTTGGAGCAGCGAGAAGAGCTTTGGGAAGATTTGATTAAGAAAGGATCCGTAGTATATGAAGGATACTAAAGTTATCAATCTTTATGGAGGCCCCGGATGCGGGAAAAGTACCGGAGCCGCCCATATATTCTCGGAGCTAAAGCTGTGTGGGATTTCTTGCGAGCTTGTAACTGAGTTTGCTAAAGATTGTGTATGGGACAATAGCGTCGACCTACTGAATGATCAATTGCTCGTTACTGCGCAGCAATGGCATCGAGTAGATAGGCTTCTTGGAAAAGTTGATTATGTTATTACGGACTCGCCTATCCTGATTGGACTGGCATATATCGCTCCTAGGTCTTATTACTCCGCGCCTTTGACAAATCTAATTTTAAACCTTCATCAGTCTGCAAAAACAATAGATGTTCTTGTAAAAAGGGTTAAAAAATATTCCTCGACAGGTAGAATTCAAACGGAAACGGAAGCAAAAGAGAAAGACTCTATCATCAAAGAGATTTTTGATAAGTATACTAACTTGTCTTCTCAATTCTATATTGTTGGAGATGAGGATGGTTATAATGCTGTAATCGACCTAATTCTTTTTAACCATAAAGGAAAGAGAAATAATTAATGAGATATGCAAAAATTCGTCTTATGGACATAGCGAACGGCCCCGGCATTAGAGTAAGTATTTATTTTCAAGGTTGCAGTCATCATTGTAAAAATTGTTTTAATCCAGAAACGTGGCCTTTTGACGAAGGCTCCGAACTTAGCGAACCTGAAATTAAAGCTATTATTGATGCCGCAAAAGAGCCATTTATTAAAGGTCTTTCAATACTCGGAGGAGAACCTTTCCAACAAAACCACGAAGACCTTGCGGAATTTATTCAAAGATTTAAATGGGAAGTTAATAAGCCCATTTGGATCTGGACCGGATATAAGTTTGAGGATTTGGTTAAACATTCATTTTTGCGCGATAAAGTGCTTTCTGAGGTCATAACCGTTGTCGACGGAACATTTATTGATTCCCTAAAAGACCCAAATCTTAAATTCAGGGGGAGCAGCAATCAGCGTATCATTGATGTTCAAAAATCGTTGAAAGAAAATAAAGTAATCACCTATTCCGAATATTGATATAAATAAAAATTAATAATGGGGCGTATTTACGCCCCTTAATTTTTATATTTTACAATTTTGTCAATTTTTTACTTGACAAAGGAAAATATATGTCGTATAGGACGTAGTAGTAAATTTTTACCGCAGGGCGGGTATTATGGGTTTTTTAAATATTTTCAATAACTTCCGAAAAAAGGATTCAGAGTCTAAATCGAATATGGACGATTCGTTCTTAAATTCGATCTCTGTTTCCGATTCCGGTACTCCAGTAACTACGCGGACAGCGCTTGATTGCTCTGTCGTCTTGGCTTGTGTTTCCGTTATTTCCAATGGTATCGCTCAGGTTCCTTTTCGTTTGTATCAAAAAAAGGGAAATACTAGAAAGCCAGCGGAAAATCATCCATTGTATTGGCTTTTTGAGGAAGGCCCAAATCCATATCAAAGCCAATTTGAATTTCGGGAGACTCTCGGCTTGCATCTTGCGCTGACTGGAGAGGCTTTCGTTTGGCTTGTAAGAGTACGTGGAGAGATTAAGGAGATGTATCCTTTCCCTCCCGGCATGGTTAATGTTCAGATGGATGAATCTGATTCTCTTGGGCTTCGGTCAAAATATTTTGTAACGACCGAAAACGGGCGATATATTGAAATTCCTGAAAAGGATATGTGGCATTTGAAGTGGAGAGGGTACGATGTTATTCGTGGACTGTCCCCCGTCAAATTGGCAAAAAATGCTATTGGTCTTTCTTTGTCTTCGGATAAATATCTTGGAACGTCTTTAAAGAATGGAGTTAAACCTTCCGGCATTCTTACCGCAGTAAATGACTTGACAGAGGAACAGAGAAAGCGTATTCGTGAGACGTGGGAGAGAGAATATAGCGGTTCAAGAAATGCCAATAAGACAATTATCTTGAGCAACGATTTTCGATATCAGCAGATGTCCATGACTAATCAGGACGCTCAGTTTGTTGAGAATCGTCAATTCCAAGTTGCGGATCTTTGTCGAAATTGGGGAGTGATGCCAATCATGGTCTTTGATTATATGAAGACCACAACGTACGCATCTTCCGAACAGCTTTTCTTGCAGCATAAAATTCATACGCTTGATCCGTGGTATCGGCGTATTGAAACAAGTGCCAATAAATTCTTGCTCACAGAAGAACAGCGTAGAAAGGAAGGTCTGTATTTCAAGTTCATGGATGATGGATTGCTTCGTGGCGACGCGAAAAGCCGTGCCGAAGTTTATCGTACTGCCATCAATTCCGGGTATATGACTCCTAACGAAGTTCGAGCCCTGTCTGAAATGAATCCCGTCAAGGGCGGTGATGAGCTATTTATGCAGGGAGCTATGAGGACTGTAGAATCCATTGTTAAGGAAGCGGACGTAATGGACGCACAGATTCCTCAATCAGGTAGTACAATTCCGAAAAAACTTAAAAACGGAGAGACGAACAATGGCGATCAACGGAATGACGAAGACAATGAGTAAAGATAAAGCCACCCTTTCTAAGCTTATTTATTTCAAGAAACGTGATTTGGATTGGGTAGAGGAGCTTTTGCGGCAAGGCGTCGACCCAACCTGTACTGAATATGAACTCATTAAAAAAGAGTTGGCGGAACTGGAGAGCGAATTTAAAGGAAATTCGGAGAAAAAATAATGACAGTTGAAACGAAACATTTTTGCCCTTTTAGTGATCTTGAATGTAAAAGTGATGACGGAGATCAATATACATTTTCCGGATATCTCGCCGTTTGCAATAATGTCGACCAAGGTATGGACGTTATCATGCCCGGCGCATTTAAAGACACTCTCCGAGAATGGAAAAATAAGGGGCATTATCCTCCAATGCTAAAGCAGCATGGCGGCCTGAAACTTACCGCTGATGATCTTGAGCCTATTGGAAAATGGACGCTTATGCGTGAGGATGAAAAGGGCCTTTATGTAGAAGGGAAACTTTTCAGTACCACGTCTGGCAAAGATATGTGGACAGTCTTGAAAGAATCAGACCCCGGTTCTATGGGCATGAGCATTGGCTATCAAGCCAGAGATTATAAATATGTGGAAGGAAAGAAATACGGTCGGAAATTTTCCGCATATACTGTCCGAGAATTAAATAAAGTACATCTTATTGAAGGGTCTGTGGTGACGTTTCCCATGAATACGGAAGCTACTATTGACGCGGTGAAAAATATCGGCACTCTGCGAGATGCCGAACAATTCCTCCGTGAAAAAGGTTTTTCTAATAAGGAAGCCAAAGATATCGTTGTCCAGCTTAAATCCATTATCTCCGCTGATATTGATGCGGAAATCAAAGGAATTAAACAGCCGGAAGAATCTAAGGAGACTCATGAAGAACCCAAGGGCATCCAAGAGGAATCCGTAAATATTTCCGAAGAGTCGAATGAGCCCGAAAACAATACTCCCGAAAATAACGCCGAAGATAAAACGAAAGGCGAAACTGTTTCTGAAAATACAGAAGAAGCTAAAATGGACGAAGAACTTTCTGCATGGCTTGATGAGGTTATTGCTGCCAAACGTAAAGAAAATGCAGAAAGGGAAGCTCTGGAAGCCTTGGAAGCGTTGTTTCGAAAATAATTTTTAATAAAAAATATGACTGATTATTACGCCGTTTTCTTAATTGAGACGGCGTAATTTTTTTGTTCTTTTTAAAAAAGGGGTTGACAAAAATGTAAAAATATGATTTACACTATCAAAGTCAATATTGGCAATGCCTCAGTTCGGGATGAATGGGAGGTACTTTTTACTTTATCTATTTTAAAAATCTCGAAAAGAGGAAGTGTTTTTATGGCTGAAAATACTATTATCGACAAGATCAATGCACTTTGGGAGGAGCAGAAGGCTGCTCTCGACAAGCGTGATGAACTCCTGAAAAAGGATAGCTCTGCCGCTATTTCCGATCTCAAGGAAATGCTTGCTAAACAGGACGAAGACTTTAAGAAGTATAAGGCTGAGGCGGACGAAGAGATTAAACGTCTCAAGATTTCAAGCGCCCCCTCCGGTGATCCGAAGACTCGTGAAGATATGGTTAAGTCCGCTTTCTTCCGTACCGTCCACAAGACCAACTATCAGGATCTTCCCGAGGAATCAAAATCAGCTCTTATTGAAGCTGAAATGCTCGCCGCGAAAGCTTATGGCCTTCCCAAGTCAGAAACGGAAATGAAGACCCTCCTGTCTGGTATTGATACCTATGGTGGCATTTTCGTCCCTGTGGAAGTCGAACGTGATATCCTGAAACTCGCTCGTGATGACTCTGCGATTTATAGACTTGCTGAAAAGAAGACCACGGGTACGTCAAGCTATGAACGTCCTGTCCGTCTTTCCGAATCATCTGCTGTGTGGACTGGTGAAGTCGAAACGCGCCGCGAAACCAAGACTCCGGATTACGGTCAGCTCAAGTGGGATGTCCATACGCTCATGGCGAAGCCTACTTTGTCTTCCGAACTCATCGAAGACTCTTATGTTGATATTGAAGCCGAACTCATGGACAGTACTCGTATCGCCTTCGGTGAAACGATTGCTCATGCCCATGTGTGGGGCAATGGCGTGAAGAAGCCTTTCGGCATTCTTGCCTATCCCGTTGCCGAACAGACTGGCAAGGCTGGTGTTGATTGGGGCAAGCTCGGTTTTGCTAAGACTGGCAAGTCTGGTGCGTTCCTTCCTTACGATTCTGCCTCTAAGGATAAAGGCCCCGCCGATTGCCTTATCGATATGACCACCTTCCTGAAACGTGGTTATCGTCAGGGCGCTAACTGGTTGATGAACTCCTTTACCGAGTCCTCCGTGCGTAAGCTCAAGGATAACGATGGTAACTATCTGTGGCAGCCGTCCTTGCAGATGGGCAAGCCGAACACCCTGCTCGGCTACAACATCGAAATTGACGAAAATATGCCCGACATTGAAGCCAATGCTTTCTCTATAGCCTTCGGCAACTTCCGTAAGGGATATCTTGTTGTCGAACGTCGCGGTATGCGTATCCAGCGAGACACCGTGACCAAGGCCCCTCTCGTTATCTTCAACATTGACCTGCGTACTGGCGGCGGCGTTCAGAACTTTGAAGCGATTAAGCTGCTCAAGTTCGCGGCCTAAGCAAAAAAGGAGAAATCATTATGGCTATGAAAGATCTTGCATCTCATATGAAGGTGGTCCCGGTTACTTCGGGAACTCCCATTGACATTCAGGGGTTCAATTCCGTTACTTTCGTGCTCGAAGGTGACGGCACCAATGAAGCTTCGCTTGCTATTACGCATGGCGACACGGATTCTACCGCTACTGAGGAACTTGAACCTCTGGACCTCACTAAACCCATTGCGGAAGTGAAAGTCACTGCGTCCGCCAAGAGTGCTAAAGTCGGTTACATCGGTAGCCGCCAGTTCGTGAAGGTTGAAGTTACTAAGTCCGCTGGCACCCCGACCGTTCATGCGGTCCTGATGCGTGCCGACCTCGTTCCGGTGGAGTAATCCCCTATGGCTATCAACGAAGCGATTACCAGCGTAGCATCTCCTGTAGAAGTCTCCGCTGATGAAACTCCTAAGTCTTCCGCGAAGCCTAAATCATCAAAAGAAATTGTGAGTGGGGCGGTTCTCGCCCCCTCCGTTTCAGAAGATGTTATGGGTATCGTAGAAGACCTGAAAAAGGCCGGGCTTGATGAACGCCTTAAAAGGGAAAATCTTACTATCGTTGCTTTTGTCGGTGGTCGTTCCGGTTTCGGTTCCGCCGAGATTGTTCTTACCGAACTTGCCGATAAAGTAAAGCATAAAATTAACGAAGGGAAATAGACGATATGAGTCTTGACATGACCATTGCCCCTAAATGCTACCCTGTTTCTGTAGAAGAGGTCAAGCAGCATTTGAGGCTGAATACCACAACTGCGGAAGAAGATTTTTATATTGAAAATCTTATAGCTTCCGCTACAACTCACGCGGAACAGAAGACCGGGCGAGTTTTTGTAGATTCAGAATGGTCGTGGACTCCCTCCGAAAAAGAGATGAATGGGTCTGCGGTTCCTCTCCCTGTGGTTCCCGTTACATCCGTAGAAGTGTTTGACTCTTCGGGCCAGCCTGTCTCTCCTGACCTGTATACTGTTGAATACCCTGCGTTGTCGCCGCAAGGAAATCCGCTTATTGGATCTCTCTCCCCTTTGAGCGGATTTCCCCTTAATCCAAAGATTGTTCTTCGCGCTGGATATACGGTAGAAGAAAAATTGGAAAAAATTGTAACTAACGAATCTCCTTTCATTGAACCAGCTAAAACCGGATTCACTGAATCTAGTGTTACTCTCGTATTCAATCGACCCATTATGGGCGATGCAAAACCAGAAAATTTTCAAATCTATGATTCCGTTGGAAACAACGTACCCGTGCTTGCCATTTTTGTCAAGGATGATGTTGTAGAAATTCAGACTACGGAAGCATCAATTGTAAAAGGTGCATCCCTCATCATAAATTATGCTGGTGGTTTCATTCACGATGAATTTCATAATTATGTAGATGCCCAATCTGTAAAGCTTCCTCCTATCACGGAAATTCCGAAATTACATATTGCGCCTGATGCAATCCCAACTCAAAAAGTTTTTGTAAGCAATTGTCCTCATCCTTTGAAACAATGGATTATGGTTCGTACAGGAACGCTCTTTCAGCAAAGATCCGAGATAGCTTTGAGAGCAGGAAAATCTAACGATGCATTATTTCCAAGCAATTTTATAGATAATATATTGGACACATTTAAAATTATAGGATTTGTTTGATATGCTTGATTATACTTCAAATCCTGCCGTATTAAATAAAAGAGCGACATTGCTTAAAGAAGTTCGATCAAGAGACGTTACTGGTTCACCGACAAGTTTATATCATCCTGTAGCTGACATCTATGTTGGCATTGAATATATGTCTGGGAGAGAATATTGGATTGCTTCTCAGTCTCAAGGAGAAGGGACGATACGACTTTCCATGAGATTTCGTTCGGACGTTTCAGATAGAAGTAGATTCATATTACATTCGGATCATGAAGGCGATATTGTTTTGGAAGTAAAGTCACCTCCTATAAATAAAGAGAATACTTATCTTGAAGTTATGTGTAGGAGACTTTCCGATGCTTAATACGCCATTAAAGCTTGTCCAAAGAGCGGAAACAAAACTTTTTCAACTTTTCATAAAGTCTCAAGAAGTAAAAAAATTTTTTGGTGAAAATATTTTCCAAGGAATCGTCGAAGCGAACACTGTAGCTAATACTAAACGCTTCGTTCTAATTCATCGAATTTCCGGAGATCCCTTGGACAAAACACTTTCTGATAGGGGAGACTTATTGCGGTCAGTCCGTGTACAAGTTGATGTAATGAGCACCAACTATGCAGACGCCACAGAAGGTTCCGAAATTATCAGAAGTTTATCGGAAACGGAGTTTCCATCTTGCGTAGATGGAGATCATTATGGAACAACGCAGATTGGGCAAAATATTTGGCATATCCAATCTGTAGATTTTATCCTTGAAGAAGGAGCTTAACAATGGCTGTATCTTATCAAGCCAGAACGAGTAAAGGACTGAAATTCTTCCGTGGTACGGGGTCTTCTTTCGCTACGGCAGTATGGGAACACGTTCCGGGAATTTCGGCTTGGAATGGACCTAACATTTCCAAACCTACAATTACCGTTACGACTACTCAATCGGAAGCCGTAGAAAAAATCTCGGATATTCCTGATAACGGCACTATTACTTTTAACGGTTATGTTGATGACCTTTGTGAAACGCATCAGAATTTGCTGACGCAAGATTTGTACTCTCGTGATTACCGTCCGTGTAAGGTAGAATTCCCCACGGGTACGGTTATGTACTTCATGGGCCAGCTTACCGGGATGCCGCTTTCTGGTGGTGTCGGTGCTGCGAATACGACTACGTACACTTTCGATGTTTCCGGCAAGATTGAATGGGTTTTTGGTGGTAAACGCGCAACCTTGAGTTGGGATAGCACACTCGCTGGCACTGAATCGTCTGGCGCTGTGACTGGCAAAGTTACTGTAACGCTTATTCCGGGTAAGGAATCTACTGCTAAATTTACTACGAGCGTTGAAAACGCCGCAAACTTTACCGCAAATACGCATTATAAATTGGCTAATGCCCCGGCGGGACTTGTTGGTGCTCTTAAGAAAGTTAGTGATACGGTTGCTGAATTGTCTTTCACTGGAGCCGCTACTAATAAGGCAGATGTTTCTAATATCGCCTTGACTTTTATGGATAGCGCTTTTGCTAATGCTGATGCGAATCTCATTTCCGGCAGTACGAAGACCGATATTGCTATCACTTTCGTTTAATCTATAACAACCAAATAGAAAGAGAGGGAGAATCGTCTCCCTCTCGAAAAAAAATTCAGGAGAGGAATCATATGGCTATTCTTACTATTGAAAAATTTGCGGAGCTGCGTAATAGTCTTACTGTTGTGAAAGACAAGTTTTATATCCCCGTATGGGACGCGGAAGTTTACATGCGTAGACTGAGCGCCGGGGAAGCAATGAAAATTTATAGCCGCGCCGAGAAAGTTCAAGACGAGGATAAAAAGGTCGAAGAGTATAACTTTGCGATGTACCGCATGGTTATTGCTTGCCTTGTCGATGAGAACGGCAACCAGATGCTTACTGAAAATGACATCAATTGGCTTTTGAGTCAGGATGTTCAGGTTGTTACTGCCTTGGTTGAAGCCGCATCAAAGATGAATACTATCAATGAAAAGGCTCAGGAAGAGGCAGAAAAAAACTAACTACTGGCTGGCTTTGGATGTTTGCGTATTCTCTTGCGCGTGATCTTCATATGACGGTAAACCAGCTTTTAGAAAACATGGACGTAGAAGAATTCATGGGATGGGTTGCCTACCATAAGATTAAAAACGAAGAACAAGAGAATGAAGAAGGGGGCCAATCTCCTAGAAAAAGAGAGATGGCCCCCGAAGAACAAGAAAAGGCGATGTTCGCTCTTTATGGCGGAAAAGTTATTGAATAAAAAAGTCGCCTACTTCTTCGCAGCGTTTTCTTTATCCAGCCGTTTGCGCGTTTCCCATTCTTTACGCATCGAAACAATCTGATTGATGCCCGGAATAATTGCACTCTTGAGTAGCACATGGCAACTCAATGCCATATACAAACCGATTATGCCCAACTTTGTACCATAAGGTTTTCCATTCACGTCCGCAAGAATACCAAAGGCAAAAATCAAGGCACCGATGATTTCAACAGAAACAAAGACTCTAAGCAAAACGTAAAATTTTTTCATTTTCAATCTCCCTTAAAAAGCCCGTAATGGATTGGAGGTGTACATGGCTTTTAATGTACAACAACTCCCGCTCAAACTTCTCTCTGAAATTTCATTTCAAATAGAGACGGAGGGTGCGAAAGTCCTTACGGGCTTTTCTAATGCGCTCCGTCTTGAGATGATAAAAAATGCTAAAAGTATCCCCCTTTCCAAGAACCCTTGGTACGTAACGCCCAATGAAAATTTTAGAGAAACGCCATTTGTCCGTCCATCAAAAAGAATACCTAAAAAAGCTAAACTTGTTGACGCTGGAGCTTGGTATGCACATTTTCTTGAATACGGTACGGAGCCCCATGTTGTCAAGGGAAAAAGAAGTCCTAAAAAATGGATGCGATATGAAGACAAACTTGGCGTACCTCCCGGTATAGTATTCAGAGATCCAGCTACGAAAGAAATTATCAGATTTACGGAAAGAAGTAAAGTAGACGGAAAAGTCTACGTTTTTTCAAAAAAAGAAGAGCATGGCATTCCCGGTAAATCCACGCCAAACCCTTTTCAACCTGCGGGATATGTGCGTAAAACTGCGGACTCAGCCGAAAAAGTGCTTGAAAAATATTTGTCCACGGAAGAGGGATCTTAATGGCGACTAAAAGACTCACACGGCTAGTTATTCCGGTGGAGCTTGACGATAGTAAAACAGCAAGCACTCTCACCAATCTTAAAGAAGTAATCACTCAAACAAGCCAGCAAATTTCTCGGAGCATGGAGAAAGCCCTGCCCGTTGCTGATATTACTAATGCTTCTATAAATATTATCAGGTCAATCGGAAGTATTCAAGCGTCCGCCAAAACCGCCGCCGCAGGAATTAAAAGTGAGACTGATAAAATTGGGAACGCTCTGCAAGGTGCTTTCGGCGTAGATGCGACGAAAGCGTCTTCTATGATGCAAAAATTCCTTGAGATGCGCGGTGTTGAAAGGGCGGTAACTCAGTTAAAACGGATGCAGCGTGAGTATGGGCTTACATCCGCCGAAGCTATTGAGTTTGCGAAAAGCATCAATGCGTCTGACGAGGTTCTTCGTCGATTTGCTGACACTCAGGAACGCACAAAACAGGGTGGTAGAGGCGTTTCCGGGCTTCTTACGCCGTATTCCCTTACTTCTGGTGTTCAAGCCGCAGCGGGCGCTGTAGGTGTTTCTTTCGGTATGTACGGAATGGTCGAGCTTACCAAGTCCGTATTTAACGCTACCACCGCTCTTGATAGCTTACAGCTTTCTTTCAAGTCGATTTACGGAGAATCCGCAGTAGCCGAGCAATCCCTCGGATTTGTACGTAAAGTAAGTGATGAACTTGGATTGTCTTTTATCGACACTGCGCAAGCTGCAAAAGCTCTGTTCGCTTCCGCGAAAGGCACTGTCTTAGAAAACGACGCTCAGATGATTTTTAAAAGCTTCTCCCAGATGGGCGTTGCGCTTAAACTCACTGGCGAACAGATGGATTCCGTGTTCCTCGCTATCTCTCAGATGATTTCTAAGGGTAAGGTCAGCACGGAAGAACTTAGATTACAGCTTTCTGAAAGAATGCCCGGTGCAGTGAATCTTTTTGCGAAAGCTATTGGAGTGACCACAAAACAACTTGACGATATGCTCCAAAAAGGCGAAGTTGGACTTGAACATCTTCGTACCTTTGCGGAAGAAGTCGGAAAGACGTATGCTAAGGGAGCGGAAGAAGCTTCTCACGGTTTACAAGCCGAGCTTAACAGGTTGGCTACTGCATGGTTTGACCTCAAATCCGCAATGATGGATTCCGAGGGCGCGGCAGCTTTTATTCGTGTACTTACGGAAATTACGAAATTCATTGGGCAGAACATTGATTCAATAATGAATTTCGTAAAGTGGCTTGGAATCGTATATGCGACGCTTAAAGTCACTACGGCTTTCGGTGTTGCGGTAGATGCGCTCAAGAATCTCAGAACTGCTTTCACGCTGACAGGAGTAGCCGCAGCAGAAGCGTCCGGCATAATGAAAGCCGCGCAAGCCGTAATCGCTAAATTCGCACTTGCTTTTAACGCCAATCCTATCGCACTTACTGTCACCGCGCTAGTCGCTGTAGGTACTGCGGCATACGCTCTTAGCAACCAGATGTCTGACTCCGAAAAGTTTATTTCCGGATATGCCAAGAGCTTCGACGAGATTGCCAGTAAGTCTGAAAAGGCTGCGGCAAGCCAGAACAATCTTTCAAATTCCAATAAACGACTCCAAGAACAATATCTTAGCGGTGAATACGTAAAGCGCCAGATGGACTTTATCCAAGCCCTTCAAGAGCTTCCTAACGTATTCTCTTCTACTAAGGTGATTAGTTTTTTTGATTCCATACTCGGGCCTCTTTCCGATACTGATTCAGAAGCTCTCTTTACATTAAGAAGTCAAGCCGTTAAGCTTGCTAAAGAGACTCGTGATGCTATTGATAAAGCATTAAACGAAGAAACCGACCCGAAAGCCAGAGATGAAATGATTAAGAACACTCTTGATCGTTTCAAGATCATGTTCCGTACTATCAAAGATGGCATGAAAGAAGCTGGTGCATCTGACGAAGTTATTAAGCAATGGGACAATTTCGGTGGGGCCATTCTCAATGCGAAAGATACCGCAGATGCAGCTAAAGCGGCGTTGGAAGCGCTCACCGGAGAAGCGAACAAAAGCGGAAACAGCATAGCTAAATTCGCGGAAGCCTATGAAGCTATTCGTAAAGGAACAAAGACCACAGAATTTGGCAAGCAGCTTGCCGGGCAGGAAGACTTCGAGGCTCAAATTCGCGGACTTCTCCAGATGTCCGAAGCTCAAGAGCAACTAGAGAGCAAGACTCGGAATCTCCTCGCAGCATATACCGAACAGCAGAACGCCAATACTTTGACCGAAGAAAAGATGAGAGAGCTTGAATCAGCTTTTGATTCTATGTCTAGTCAGTCCGGTCAACTTGACAATGCTTTCCGGCTTGTAGCTGAGGCGGCAGTATCCTCTGGAGCGGATGCTTCTACTCTCGATTCAATTATCGAAAAGCTTGGAGAAACTTTCCATCTTTCCGCTCAAGATATTGATGAGTTTAAAGCAAAATTAAATTCCGCGTTATCTATTTCGGCTATTGAATCCGTAAATAGAGAAATATCGAAAATTGAGGGAAAGCTCGAATTAGTTGGTAAAAAAGGAGCTTCTTCTGCTCTTGAAAAATTGATGTCTTTTAAAGAGATTGGGAAAAATCAAGGTAAAGAGCTGGCAAAAGCTATTGAATCCGGAGATTTTTCTAATATCGTAGACCTTTATGGGAATAAGATAGCAAAAGAAACAGCAGATAAGTATAAACTCCTTGTTGAAAAGCAAGAAGCCCTTATCGCTGCGGAAGATGCTAATCGAGAAGCAAAACGAGCTGCAAAGAAAAAGCCTAAGAAAATCCCTGAATTTGATATTGAGGGGTTTGATGTTCGCGTACAGAAGTTGTTTGGAACTGAAACGAACTTCGCAAAAATTGTTGAAGCCGAAATTGAAAAACTAAACGCTTCACTGGCTACGCATCAGCTTGATATTAAAAAAGTCGCAGAAATCTATAAAGATGAGCTTCCTAATGGACTGCATTCCGTTGCCGAAGCGCAAGAATTCCTGAGCAACAAGCTCAAAGAAGGATTGTTCGCCAAGCAAGCGGAAAAAGAAAAGAAAGCCGTCGATGATCTTCGTGAAAAATTGATGGACTTTGAAAGGGCTTATTCTGAAATCGTTTCGGGCGATAAGGGTGAAGCCGCACTTAAATCCTATGAAAAGCAATCTAAGCAATGGAAAGACACTGCTGAGAAGCTCTATAGGTCTATATCTAATTCCGCATTTTCTTCCGCAGAAGAAAGAATTGCTGCTGAACAAGAATATGCTGATACGGTTGCTCGTATTGATGAATGGATGGCGGAACAAAGAATCCGTACGTCTGGTGGTGTTTTAGATAATCTGAAACTCGGTATCAAAGATTATTATGACCAGCATAAGAACTATGCTCTTGGATTGGGTGAAGTAGTAACCTCTACCACAGATAGCATGGCAGCCGCCTTATCTGATTTTGTGGTAGGAGGTATGCGAGACTTTAAGTCCTTCGGAGAGGCATTTGACAGCTTGGTTAATGACATGATCAGAAGCCTGTCAAAATTGCTTGCGCAACAGCTTATGTCTGGCATCCTCCAATCCGCGCTTGGCCTCTTCACCGGAGGTATTGGCGGTGGTGGAGGTGGTGCTGATAATGCGGTTTCATTCTCATCTTGGTTCGGCGGTATTAATAGAAAAGCCAATGGTGGCGTGATGACTGGAATTTCTGGTCATAGCAATTCGATAGTAACTTCACCGACTCTTTTCTCTTACGGAAAAGAAATCAGCCAGTATGCCAATGGTGCTGGATTGATGGGAGAAGCTGGACCCGAAGCTATTATGCCTTTGACGAGAACAAGCTCAGGTAAACTCGGCGTCATTTCCAAACGAGAAAATGAGTCGAGCCGACCCACATCTTCTTCATCTTCCGAGGTGTTTGTAAATGTTTATAACTCTACTGGTCAAAAGGCGCAAACCAAACAAACTCAGAATGCAAATGGGTCAAAAAGCATAGATGTTATAATTGGTGATGTCGCTGCACAGCAGATGCTTACTCCCGGCACCAAAGCCAATTACGCCATTAGAACACAAACCGGGGCTACTCCCCCGACGATTAAGCGGTGATTATATGAGCATTATTTGGCCCGCAGATCTTCCTCAAGTACCCTTCGCAGACGGAGGGTACTCCGAATCAATGCCGTCCAACCTTCTTGTGTCTACTATGGATACAGGTCCGAGTAAAGTTAGACGGAGGGGAAGCGCGACTCCCGGAAAAATGAATGTATCTTTTAAAATGACTACGGCAGCTACTAAAAAATTAGAAACCTTTATCCGAACAATTCTTGGCGGTGGGGCAAAAGCCTTTGAATTTCCTCATCCTAGACTTGACAAAAACGTAAAAGTACGTATAATGCCGAAGTCGGACACGGAATTGTATGAAATAAATTTCATCGCTCCCGGCCTATGGAAAGTAGATTTTACCTTTGAGGTTTTTTACGATGCCCCTCTCGCCTAGTACGGTGGCGTCGATGATGGCGCAGGAAACGGATAACGCCGACATAGTTCTTTTGACAATTACGCATCCAAGCTGGACGGAACCTATTTATCTATCGTCCGACCCTACGGTTTTTCTCAGGAATGATACGGAAACTAATCTTCCTATCTACGGAACGATATCCCGTGGCAAAGAATTTCTTTATATTCCCATGAGAGCTATTGCCCCGGACTCTAGGCAAGAGACGCCTCCTGAATGCAAAATTTCAATCGACAATGTTTCGCGGTATATAGCACCGTATCTTGTTAAAACAGATCGACGCACTCCTAAAGTAACTTTTGAAATAGTTACCACCGCTTTTCCGGATATTGTTGATACTGTGTATCCGGAATTTGATTTATCTTCCGTAACAATCAACGCCCAAACTGTAGATGCCAGCATTTCCTTGAATACGGCTTCTCAAGAACCCGTGCCGTGGCTTAGATTTGTTCAAGCATATTTTTACAGTCTTTTTTATAACGGATAAAACATGAAAATGAGAGACAAGTTTTCAAAATACATAGGAATCCCTTTTGTGGATCACGGAATAACTTCCGAAGGCTGTGATTGCTACGGCCTTGTGCTTCTCGTGTATAAAGAGGAGCTTGGCATTGATCTTCCGTGGCTCGGGGATTCCTATTCTCATGCGTATCGTAGAAAAGACGTAAACTCCACGGTAAAAAAGAACATTGATCTTGGTTGCTATATAGACGTTACGAATGATCCTCGCAAACCTCTTGATATTATTATTTTTAGGACTGGAGGTCTTGAAACACATATCGGACTTTGGGTTGAGGATGGATGGCTTTTGGACATACTTGAAGGGGCGCATAGTACGATTCGTAGGTACGATACGTCTGAATGGAAAAACAGAATTACGAGAATTTTGAGGCACGTAGATGCGCGGTAAAGCAATGAAAAAGCGAGCCTCTCGTAAAAGAGGGGAAATCACAGTTCTTGGTCGGCATTGGGCAAGTTCGTCTCGTGTCTCGCTCACAGTCCAAGAAGGACAATCCCTTGAAAACATCATCACAGACTCCGTAAAAATTCTTCGGGCTAACCAAGCTATTACTCCCGCATATGCCGAATATCTAAAGAAGCATTGTGTTTGCCGTGTGGATTTTATCAATATCCCTAAAGAAAAATGGGCCGTCACCTATCCTGTGGATGGTCAGCGTGTCGAATTTTTCATTAAGCCCGGTAAAGGTGGCGGTAAAAATCCTTTTGCTACAATCCTTAACATTGTTGTAGCTGTCGCTGCTATCGCAGTGCCTGTACTTGCTCCGGCTTCATGGGGGTTGATGACAGCGGCGGGAGCCTTGACTTGGACTGGTGCCGCAGTAAGTTTTGGTATCTTAACGGTTGGCTCACTCGCTGTCAATATGCTTTGCCCTCCTGCAACGCCTAAACTTAGCGGACCTAAATCTTCCGAAAAAGAATCTCCTACATATTCTATTTCCGGGGCAAGAAACGGAGCGAACCCATATGGTTTTGTTCCTCTTATCTTCGGAAGGAATAAGGTCACTCCTCCTTTGGCAGCGAAATCTTGGACAAATATTGAATCGGATAAAACCTATTTCAATATGTGCGTTATCTGGGGGCACCCAGATATGTCCGTAAGAGATTTTAAAATTGGGGATACGCCTTTAGAAAACTTTAAAAATATTGACCACAGATTCCATCCTTCTACCACTGGTGAAGGGCTTGTCTATTTTGGCAAATCCTTTAATGAAGAAACCGTGGGGACTTTAATCTCGAAAGAAGCTGGATATATTACTCGGACAATGGGAGAATGCGATACAATCAGCTTAGACATCACATTCTCCAAAGGGCTGACTTCCATCAATGAAAAAAATGGAGATAACTATGATCGTACCGTTGAGTTTGAAGCTGAATATAAATTAAAGAATGATACGGTATGGAAAGGACTTGTCGGGGGGTCATTCCCTATTCGTGGGACATCTATCGAGCTTAAAAGAAAAACTGGCTTTTATTTAAACGTCGGAAGAAACTCTATTGTCTATAGTGATTTTTCTGGTAATATCAATATGGCTGATGGAGAAACAGCTCCAGTTAATACCGTTCCATTAGCAAAAGTTATTCTTGTATCAACTCCTCATTATGAAGAGGATGACGATGGGAGAATGCACACATCATATACATATTCATATACTTGCGAAGACTTGCGGGTAAGTTCTGTATCCGGTGCCGCTCCATATATTAATGAAGTAAAACATTATACGAAAAAATGCGGATATGGACTTGGAAGCAGATGGGGATATACTTGCGTCGAAGTTTATGATTATTCGACTTATGAAATTGTCATTCCTGACCAATATGTGAATGGCATTAACAAATTTGCCATCTCTGGACAGCAATTAAAGCCCTTGACCCGTACTTATACTGTGAATGTTCCTCACGGAGATTACGATGTTCGTATTCGAAGACTTACTGATGATAATTCAAATAAGTATATCTATGATGAAGCTACGTGGGCGACGAAAAGGTCTATTGTAAATCGTCAATCTTTTTCAACTCCTGTTCCCGTATGTGTTTCGGAATTGCGTATTCAGGCATCGGAACAGCTCTCCGGATATGTCGATAACTTTAATGCTATTTGCACGGCATTGATTCCAGACTTTAACACTAGCAATAATACGTGGGAATGGAGGGAAACGAGAAATCCTGCATCTGCTTATAGGTATGTATTGACATCCCGTCATGCTTTAAATTCTCCTTATACGGAAGACAAGCTTGACGAACCAACGCTACGTGAGTTTCATAAGTATTGTACCCGAATGGGGTGGACTTTCGATTTTGTTTGTGATACAGAAGAGAATCTGTGGTCACGTCTTACTCAGATCGCTGCGGCAGCGCGTGCTTCCGTAACCACAGAAATAGATGGAAAATATGGTGTGGTGATTGACGATAAGAATAAAACTCCTGTGCAGCAATTCAATCAGCGTAATAGTTGGGGATTCAGCATGGAGAAACTTTTTCCTAACGTCCCTCATGCTCTTAGAATCAAATTTGTTAATAGTGAAAATAATTTCCTGCAATCGGAAGATTTCTGCTATGCGGACGGATTTGATAAAAACAATGCTACGGATATTCAAGAAATCGATTTTCCCGGCATTACTACGTGGACAAATAACTGGAAGCAAGGAAGATATCATTTAGCATCACAACTTCTTCGTCCTTTAAGCGTTACAATTAATGCTGACTGGGAACACAGGATGTGTCATCGTGGAGACGTTATTGAAATTTTCCATGACGTTCTCATGAACACTTTCGGAGCGGCACGTGTTGTAGGATTGATTTATCGGGATACAGGTGGTACGGAATATATTATTTACGAAAATTCCGAAAGGCCCATTGATACTCCCGCCGTAGGTGTCGTTCTTGATGATTCCATTGTCTTTAGCGAACGTGATGTTATTTACGGTATTGCAATTAGAAATCCATATGGAAAAACTGTTACTTATCAAATTCAACCACAATTTGGAGAGGAACATTCCCATATTTATTTTACTTTTGCAATAACATATGCTACTACTCCCTATATTGGAGATTTAGCTAGCGTATCATTAATGGGTGAAGCGAATGATAAATACCTTGTAACTCAGATTGCGCCCGCCGAAAATTCCTCGGCTGAAATTAAGGCGATTCCGTATTCTCCCGAAGTCCTCGACGCGGATAAAGGAGAAATTCCTCCTTGGAATCCTCCTATTATTATTGACAAGCTACCTACTTATACTATTCCCAATCCTACCATTACACAGATAATTTCCGATGAGTCCATGCTCGTTAAGATTGGGCAGAATATCATTCCTCAGGTTGGTATCTGGTTTAAGGTTGGAGATGGAACCTCGTTAGATTGTGTGGTTTACGCCCGTGCAAAGAAAACGCAAGAAGCAGCTTGGGGCAATACCGTTCGAACTTCCGTATCCGAAGGATATGTCGTCATCTCGAATATGGAGTCTGGCGAGCTATATGACTTGTCTATCCAAGTTACCGATCCTGTACGGGGAATTAGCAGTGATTGGATAACTCAAACCGGATATTTCGTTATTGGAAAAACCGCGCCACCTCCTGATGTGGACGGCGTTACCGCTGAGCTTCTTCCTCCGTCCGGGGTAAAAATCAGTTGGAATCCTGTAGCTACTCTTGATATAGATTACTATGCTGTGCAAGGGGACATTACAGGGAAAACGATTGACACGAGTATCATACTTCCCGTCCCAAATAAATTCGGCACATTGAATATGACAGTTAGCGCAGTAGATACGCTTGGAAATTTTTCCTTGAATCCTGCCCCCGTTTCTGTTACTATTCAAAAACCTAAAAACCCTGTCATTAAAACGGAAGTCACTATTGATGGCCTTAAATTGAGTTGGACAGATTGTACAACTTCTTGGCCTATCAAGAATTATGAAGTTCATGATGAATATATGTCAAGAACGGAATTTTCTAATGTGACTTCAATATATGTGTCGCCAAGACCTGTAGGTAGGTATAAATTTACAGTGAAAGCGATAGATATTTTTGGAAATGAATCTAATGCTGTTCCTACATTTATTGAAGTGGATCTTCTCGGGAGGGTCCAGCCGACAGCAAGAATTGATGGCGCTGATATTCTGTTAGAATGGCCTATTACTCCGTCCGCATTCCCCATAGATGAATTCGAAATCGTTGAAGGGGATTTCACTCCGGTAGGTAGAGCGAAAGTCAACTATTTCCGAGTTCCTGCGGGAGCTGTCGGGTTTCATGAATGGAAAATCCGAGCACGAGATATCGTCGGTAACTATGGAGATTGGGGTGAAGTTTCTATCGAGATTAAAGCCGCCGCAGCACCAACTGTAAAAGCGACAATTCAAGAAGATAAAATCCTTATTTCTTGGGTAGCGCCTTCAACAATCAATTTACCAATAACTGAATACGAGATAGAAAATAGTACAACAGGAGAATCTTTCGGAAGGATTAATGCGACACAGATAGTCGTACCTCCTGAAAAAACCGGAAACCACATTTTCAGGGTTCGTAGTTGGGATACTGGAGGAAATGCTGGAGCATGGGGTCAAACGAGTTTCCGAGTCGAAGCTCCCGGCAGAGTTTATATAACTCCTACCGTCATCGACAATAACGCGCTTCTTGTTTGGACTGAACCTTCCACGGTATTCTTCCCAATTCATCATTATGAAGTACTTCGTGGAGACGAATTGGAATACGCGGAACTTATTTTCAATGTCAACGCTTTAATCGTCAATATCTTTGAAGCTGTATCCGGGAATTATACATATTGGGTTGTTCCGGTAGACGTAGCCGGAAATAAAGGCGCAGCATCACCTATCACCTGTGTTATTTCTCAACCTCCTGATTATGTTCTTTTCTACGATTGGGATTCTGTTTTCTCTGGAACACGTCATAATTTTATTCTTGACGGCGTTGGTGGGATGATTGGCCCTATCGTAAACGAGAATGAAACGTGGGCACAAAATATCGCACGATTTGGTGGAACTACTGCGGCATCCACATGGAAAAACAAGGTGGACATTGCCGGACCCACTTGGATGGAACCAGCAGGTTCAGAGGGATGGTATCAAGAAGAATTTGATTATGGACAAATCATGCAGTCCATCAGGCTTGCTGTTACCCCCACTATTCAAGTTCTTTCCGGAACACCCTTATATTCGATAAAGATTGAATATAAAATAGATAAGAGTGATCCGTGGGAATTGGCTACCGAAAATGCTACGCAGGCCTTTTTGCAAAGATTCCGGTATATCCGATTTACGCTTAGTATGCTTCCGGGTTCCAAAGGACTTATCCGAGTATCCGAATTAAACCTTAAATTCGATGTTAGGATTCGAAATGACTCTGGCGTCGCACTAGCTGAGGCAAATACGAACGGCCCCGAATGGCCCGAAAATAAAGATGATACTGGAAACTTGGTGAATTTCTCAATGCCATTCCTTGACATATGGGAAGTTACGGCTGCACCTGAAAGTGAAGACGCGGGATTGGTCGCCTTGGTTTCTTTCCAAGACATTCCTTCTCCCAAGTTTTTCAGAGTGTCTCTTTTCAATAATAAAGGTGTCCGTACTACCGGAAACGTAGTATGGAAAGCAGTAGGAATATAAAAAATGGAGATCTCCCGAAATGGCAGAAGTACCTTCTAAAGTTGACGTTATCGTCGGCATGAAATCAGCATTCAGATCAAATCTGAGTACGGATTGCGTAAGATGGAATTACTCAAAACGCAATTTTGAATATTGGAATGGTACTGAATGGGTGCTTATCGGGAGTTCGTCAACCGGGGAAGGGCGATCAATTCAAGACAGCCTGTCTTTATTTAACGTCCTTCCCCGGAATCCTTCCCTCAATCTTTTCGCTGATGAATATGAATATTCTTGGGGAAAGATTCCTCCGCAAATCACGTTTACTCGTAATTCATCAGCTACGTGTTGGGGACCTGACGGAGTTCTACGGACGCATGAAGCAAACGTTCCTCGCATTGAGCATAATCCCATTACGGGTGAATGCCTTGGGTGGCTTCGTGAGCCACAGCGGACGAACCTCATTTCCCAAATTAGTGTCTCGGGTATGGATTCAAATGTCATTCATGCTCCGGAAACAAGTGCGTCATATAAGTTTAAAGTCGAATCAGGTGTAACTAAATTTCGATGTGGTTCCGTTCAAAATAGTGTCCAAGGAATATTTGCTCTTGGTGAAATTCCTAGCGATGATAAGAATTATTTTGTTTCTATTTTATTTAGACCCGATCCAAATAGCCCTTTTCCGTACATTAGCATTGATACACCTAACTATATTGCAATTGAGGGTAGTGGTCGCAGGGTTGTTGTGAACGCAAAAACTGGTATGATAGAACTAAAATCAGCTAATGCGACCGATGATAATTTTAGATTAGAAAATCTGGGGGATAAATGGTATCGAATCTGGTTTAAGATCAAAGGTGTTACTGGAGCTACGGCGAGAACAGGTATTAAATTATCCTTTGCGGAAAAAACAGTGAATGGAACTTTTAATGTTACATTAGATGGAGATAAAACATCCGCTTTCTGGTACGCTTGTCCCCAAATGGAAGAAGCCGAAGATTTTGATACTAAACCAACATCCCCGATTCCTACGGAAGGAACCGCCCAAGTTACAAGAGCCGAAGACAAGTTTTCTATAAATAACGGGATTACGTTTATTAGAGCATCACAAGCTACGTATTTTGATGCGAAAGGATATATGAGAACTGTCGGAAATGACGTTGAACGGCCTTTATATGATAATAAAACAGGTAAATTCATTTCTACGCTCACTGAAAAACAAAGAACGAATTATGCGAAAACACTCACCGCCGTTAAAATAACAAAAGAAGAAACTCAAGATAAATTTATAGGTCCAGCATACATCTTAAAACTTGATGCAAGTTTGAATTCGTACCATTATCTGATGCACAGATTGTATGCCGCTTCCGATATCCCAAACCATCTAAACGAGGATATAACATTTTCGTTAGTAGTAAAGCCCATAAATCATAATTATATTCAAATAAAAATGGGCTCCGACATTACGGGAACGACAGGGTATCACGCCGCTTCATATAATCTAGAAACAAGTTCCCTCATAGAAGTTATTAAACCAGCATCCTCAAATGTAAGATGGAGGACTACTATAGAAAAAATGCGGAATGGATGGACACAAATTTCTATTGGAGCAAGAATATTAGAAGAATACTCTGTGGTAGAATCATCGTATGGTTTTTATTCCGCTATATATTTTGCGGATTCAACTGGAAATACTCGAATAGATGGAGACTCTTTTTCCTCCATTTTAGTTGGGAATATTCAGCATGAAATAGGGGCTGGATATTCATCCTATATCCCACTCATTAACAATAGCGCAACTACTCGTGCTACTGATATCTATACTAACGTATATCCGACAAAGGACTCTCCATTTTTATTTAATCCTGTACGTCAAGCGTTCTTCTTTAATGAGGGTGATGGAAAACGGGCATATAACTCCGTAAAAAATACTAGAACAATCGAATTTTCTATGGGTACCACGAAACAGTGCGTCGTTTTCCCTGCGCATTTAACTGATAGCCAACTTTCAGATTTAATTAGATAAAGGAAAAATCTCATTATGAATACTGCTATAGCACCAATGCCTTCGGAGCTTATCAATGCGTATACAGATTTCTATTTCGCCGCTCCTAATGTAGCCGCCCTTGAAGAATCATTGGGAATCTCCCTTAATGATCCTCCGGAAGGTGTTTATGTTGATTATATTGGAAAAGCTGAAAAAACTCCTCCAGTATATTCAAACGATGACCCAGAAAACGCTACTATCGTTACTCCGGCTACTTATTATGATTTTGAATTGGTCAATATCCGAATTTCGAGTTTCGTAATTCCAGACAAATTCGTTAACTCGAAATTCCTTATTCCTGAGCCTAAGACTCCAGTTAGAGTGTGGTTTTAAAATGAATAATACTCAAATTTGGGCGGAACTTAACGCTGCACATGAAACAAAAACTTCTGAGAATTGAAATTAATAACTTCAATCCCTGCAACTGGTGGCATCATTACCATAAATTATACTGGTATTTTACTGGGATACGGAACGTCAACAGACGTTGTTGGCTCGATGTGGCTAATTAATAGAAGAACTGGAGAAGGTTCAAGCGGATATTCTGGAGGAGGCTTAGGAAACGGCGTATATGCAAATATCCATGTTACCGCTGGAGATCAAGTTATAATTTACTATAGTAACATAAGAATAGAAAGATTGGCTATTGCTTTGTTTGCATGATGGAAAAATACTATTGACATTTTTTTCGATATCTGATAGACGAATAAAATAAAATCTTAATGGAGAGAAATATGAATCTCGAAAAAATTAATGAAATTGTTAAATTTATTGATGAGAATCAGCATAAGGTAAATGACGATTATGCTATGCTTACGCAGCTTAGAAGCACGCTGTATTTTGTAGACAAGTCTCTTGAAAAGAAGCAAAAAGACCTTGAGGAAGCTTCCGAAAAATTGAAAAGCCTTTTTTCCGTGATTATTGCCCCGGATAAAGAAGAAGACGATAAAATCGCAGAAGTAGTTTCATCGGACAAACCCTCGGCCTAAATAAAAATTGAATCTATAGAAGTCTAATCTTTAGAAGGTAATCCTTACATGGCAAATCCTAATTTTTCAGCACCAGCAATATCCAATAAAATAGCATCGGATATTGATTCCATTCGAGAACTTGCAAAACTTATTGCGAGGATGCGAGGGGATCTTGCTGACAATGCTCCGGAAGGTACTATCATCTTCAATCAATCTGCAATGAATTTCCAAATGAAAAGCGGAACGGTTTGGAATGCTCTGGATAACGGTACTGGCAAGTACGCTTTCAATGTTGATAGGCTCGACGGGTTTCATGCTAATGCAGGGATTATTGCCAATTCCATAGTAGTCCGTGATTCTAAGGGTGTCATTCCCGGAAATATTTCCGGACGGGCTCCCAATGCTACACAGGCTGACGAACTTACTACGGTCAATCCTATTGCGAAAGGGGGGACAGGAGCTTCTACCGCTGCACAGGCTCGCGCCAATCTCGGTACGAATGACGTAGGTAATCTTACGGCTGGAGTTCTTCCTTTTGCACGGGGCGGTACAGGTCGTACAGATGGTAGCGCGAATGATGTTCAAACTCCGAGTGTAGTAGTAGACGCTAATGTCACTACCGCAAAAGGGAGGGGTCAAATAGGTGGACTTGCAATGGGCCGAGGTATCGGTACAGATGCGAATTTATTTACGGAAAATGGTAGATATTGGTTTAATAATGACAATGCATTAGTAAATTTCCCAAAGAATAAAGTAGGCGGGTCATTGGATGTCCGTGCTTATGCCACGTATTCTCATCAAGACTATATTAATTACAATAATACAGGTCGATTTTGGAGAATAACTCAAAATACCGGAAGTACGTGGTCCCCGTGGTATCGTGTCCCCGAAGGTTTAACAGATAATTACACCACAAACTCGTCTGTTGTTGCCGCATCCGCTAAAGCCCTGATGAATCTCAAAGCTTACGTAGATACGAAATTGCCTTTGGCTGGCGGGAATATGTCAGGAAAGATTAACGAGCTTCGGGGTACGTATGTTGCTTCATGGGAACCGAGGTGTCTAACTTCAGGGATCAATATTCGTGAAAATGATTTAGTTGGAAATACTCAATCTGACATAGGATATGCGCCTTCGATTGGTTTTCTTTGGAATGATAAAGCTGCTGGAACTCTTCACTTACGAAGTGATGGTGTTTTTTCATTTAAGAAACAATATGGAGAAAGAGCTACCGTTGATTGTTACGCTGTATCCGCCGATGTTGCTAGAACTTCACAGTATCTACGTAATACTGGTGGCGCGGATATGAATTTTGCTTGGGATGGTCAGGGTGGTCAGCCACAATGGTTGTGGGGAAGTAATGACGGTGTAAATATTAAAGTTTGGAATCCTTCAAACTTCTCTGTAAATTATGCTAATTCTTGTAATTGGGCAAATAATGCTGGACAGGCCACTCCAACTATTTATGCAGCTTGGCAATCGCATGGTCAAGCAAATCTACCTGCGGGAGGGACTTGGTTGTGGTTAAAGTACGCAAATTATCCGGATCGAAATAATCTCTGCTATTGTGGTGTCGCCGCTGGCGGATCATGGATTGGAGACGCATCCGGTATCGGAGGCAAAACCTCGGGTGTATCTATTTGTGCTTTTAAAATTAGTCAGTAAGGTAAAAAAATGAAAGTTATCCTGCGTACCTCAGATGATTCGTTTGTTATCCAAAAATATGGGATGCCTTATCAAGTTCATCCATATATTAAAGAACACGCTAAATTGTGGGATGAAATTAATACTTATATTACGAATCATCCCGAATGTGTAACAGAAGAGTATCCTCATATTCCCCCAGAACCAACTTTTGAAGATGTAAAAGCATTAAAACTTGAAGAAATTAATACGGCTGCGGATTCAGCTATTTCAAAAATTGTATCTACGTACCCTGAAAAAGAGATCGATTCTTTTGGAAAACAAGAACTAGAGGCACGCGCATATCTTAAAAACCCAGAATCTCCTACGCCTTTTCTTTCTATTCTTGCTAAAACACGAGGAATCGCATTGCCGGATCTTGTAAATAAGGTTATTCTTAAAGCAGATAAGTTTTCGATTTTATCGGCACGTATTATTGGGCAACGACAAGCTCTAGAAGACAAACTTAAAATTTGTACTACTATTGACGAAGTAAAGGCGATAACCGTAGATATTATTACTGCTTAAAAGGATTTTAACGTGCAGTATTTAAGAAAAGTTCTTATTTCTATAGATCAATTAATCAATACGCTCCTCGGCGGCTGGCCCGACGAAACATTATCATCTAGGTGTTATAGATGGGCAAAAGATGGTGTCTATATATGGCCTCAAAGGACAGTAAACTCTTTATTCTTCTGGCAAAAAGACCATTGTAAAAGTAGCTATGAAAATGAAAGGAAAGGAAGACAGCTTCCTCCCGAATTGCGTAAAAATTAAATATATAAGGTAAAGTTTTAATGGAAGACCTCTCTTTTCAAAATAATATTTTTTCTATCCGTGGAATTAAGAAGAACGAAGACCAATCTTTTACCATAACTCTTGGTATCGGAGATCAGACTGCGGAATTTATTATCCCGGATACCGATGAATATGAACTTATTTATAACGGAATCAAAGAATTTCTTGATAACAATTAAAAAGGACAATATACGAATATGAGCGACACGCATCAAACAGTTACGGTAGGCGGTGGGGAGAAAACGGACGGAATTTCTAGTGCTATTCTTGCATTCGCTAAAGATATTCCGAGGGAAGTTTCAGATCATGTATCTACGCTCTTTTGGAGGATGCTGACGTTGCTTCTTATCGTCATGTTCCTTCTTACCGGGGGAGCTTCCTATTATTTTTCATCAAGAATCAATGATATGGAAGCTCAAATCTCTGAGAAAAACAGAGCTATCGAATCAATTAATCGTAGACATAGAGATCTGGTTAGGGCTATCGGCAAGGGAGATATTCAGTCTCTTTCTAAAGCGAATATTAAATCAGATTCAAATCATGAAATTTCAGAATAAAAGTGGCAATGGTAAACAATGGCTACATCCGACGCTAATATTTGTCCCGTTTGCAAAGAAAGGGCTTTTTATCAAACAACCGTAGTAGCTTTTGAAGATACTCATTTACATCGATTAGGAATGGAAGAGAGACCGACCTATACTTGTGCCGTATGCGGAGCGACTTTTCTGAGAAAGGTAAAACCTGAGTTTTATCAAGTCAAAACTCAAACGCCTCCAGCTTGGCTAGTAAGGAAATTAAGCAAGAAGGAGGCTAAATAATGGCATATGAACCTCGCACAAGCAAAGGTCTTCGTTTTTTCCGGGGAACAGGAGTAGACCTTGCAACGACATCATGGCAGATAATTAATGGCATTTCGGATTGGGCGGCCCCAACACCCACCATCCAATCGATTGATATGACGACGATTAAAGATGAAGCCACTGTATACGCTCCCGGAATCCGAGAGAGCGGAAGCTCATCCATAACCCTGTATTTTGATGATTTAAACACGATTCACCAGAATCTTTTGATTGCTGATAGCAAGTCTGCGGTCAACATTCCTTATCGCATCGATTTTACTGAGACAGGGACTAGCGTAGCCTTCATGGGGCACCCAACCTCTGTACCTGTTTCCGGTTCCGTAGGCTCTGCAAATAGCGCTACGATTACATTCTATGTTTCCGGCGACCCTGAATGGTCTTTCGGTTCTGGAAGTAGCCCTGAGCTTGATCCTTCTCAAATTCCGGAATCGGTCAAAGAAAGATTCACCATAGTTACCAATGAAGCCGCAATGCTTTCCTTGACAATCAAAGATGTACAAAATGGTGACTCTGTAATTGTCAAAGAGCCGAAGCCTCTTATGTACGCTGTGGTCGATGACGGCGCACTTGGTACAATGGCGGCTTTTTATGCTTATCGGGCTAAATCTGATTGGAGTCTTCTTTCCAGCATCCCCACCACATTTAAGCCTTCTGCACATGCGGATAAAAGTGCGGCGTATGGATTAGCAACAACAACTCTGTATGGTCATGCAAAAATCACGACAACTACTCCAAAAGCCCTTGGCGTAGCCAATATAGGCTCGGAGGATGCGTTTGCTAGAGGTGACCATGTTCATCCAGCTCAAACAGAAGTGTCCGGCAATGCTGCAACGGCTACACAATGGAAAACTCCGAGAACATTCTATATCTCTGGGGTATATAAAGCGGAAGCTATTGTTAATGGGACGAAAAATATAGATTTCGCTCTGGAAAAGAATATCCAAAGTTTGGCTTCCGGTACGGGTACTGTTTCAGTTGAGTTAGTCCCTTCCGTAACTCACATCGTTACAGTAGACCGCGCCTTTACTGTAACGATCCCCGCAGGGTTACAATCCGATAAATTTTATGAGTTTCATGCCATCCTTAAAGCCGCGAACGCTTCCGCTGCATTGACGATTTCAGAACCTATTCAATGGGAAAACAATACGCCTCCTTCTTTGATCGAAAATAAAGTTACTGAAATTCAAATACAAATCTATGGCAATATAAAAATTGGAACATACCGCATATTCGGATAATAGGAAACTCGTATAAAAATTAAAATAACTCCGTCGACGGTCGTGGACGCATTTCAATATTTAAAACTTCGCGCTATATTGCCCCCATGATGTTAATCATCACTTTGGGGGCTTTATTATGTCTAACGCAACTACAGGATTTAATCAATCCGCATATTCTTCTCCTACGCAACGCTCTTCTATGCCTATGAACACATACAGCTACGCGATGGTAAGTTCTGATGGCGTTATTTACACATGGGATGTCAATGCCGGAAACCAACCTATCGGGGTAGCCACGGAGATTCACGAGAAGCTTAAAGCGCAGCTTATACAAGCGATTGATAAGGCAGAGTCTTATTATAAGATGCTCGTAGAAAACGGGATTATAAAGCCTGAACCTACGCAAGAAGAAGTTCTTAACAACGCTTTGAAGGAATTGCAGGAATCCCGTGCGCAGAATGCTAAACTGGCTGAGATGATTGCTGGTCTTACCGATAAGATTCAAGTCATTTCATCGAATATCGCTTCAACTAAGTCCGTCAATGAGGAAACTCAGGACACTCCGAAATTCGTAGATGACGTGATTAAGGAAGATGCAAAGAATCCTCCAGTTAAAATGGAACAAGGCAACAATAGAGGTAATAAACGATGAACGTACAAAAGATCATGAGCATTGTAAATACCTTGTCCGGAGGAAACTCAAAGGTAATTGACGCCGCGCAAAAGGCTATCTCCGAATCTCGTAATTACCAACCAACTCTTGAGGGCGCGCTTCAAGTTGCCCAGAAGTTTGGTATTGATGCTCAAATTCTTGCGGGGATGAAGAAACATTTGGACAATCCCGCCATTAAGATGGGACTGAATTCCATAGCTCCCGGAAGCATCGACAAAATTACCGAGATGGGGAATCAGCTTGAGGCCGCGCTTCGTCAACGAGGTTCAGCTCCTGCCTCAAATGCTCCTAATCCCGGAAATGACGAATTGGCTAAACGCCTTCAAAAACTTGGAATAAAATAATACCTTCGGTGATTCGAGAAGAAATTCGCAGTTTCTTCTCTTCACATATACCCAAAAACTTTTTTATGGAGAATGACTTATGGAATCTGAACGCGAATCTTCCATGAACTTCGGCTGGATCTTTATCGTGCTGCTCCTGTTCTTCGGGATCTTCGGCGGTGGCTTCGGCTGCGGTGGTAACGGCCTGTTCGGTCGTGGTAATTGCGGTGGTGCCGCTGCTGTTGCTGGTACTGAGCTTGCTGATCTGGTTGCGCTGCGCTCCGTGCTTGGTCACAAGACCATGACGGACAACTGCCAGACCGACCGCGATGTTCTGGAACTCAAGTGCAACATGACCGCGCAGAACGCTGTGCTGACGCAGCAGCTTGAAACTGCCTTCCGCACGATTATCTCTAATCAGGACGCTGGTTTCTCGGCTCTGCGTACTCAGATGCTCGAAGACCAGATTCGTACCCGCGACATGACCCTGATGGCTCAGAACAACGAAATTCAGGGGCTCAAGGCGCAGATGTACAATGACGGTCGTTTCAACGCTCTGGAACGCTCCATTGAAGCTGGTTTCTGCCAGACTGTCAAGCGTCCGCCCTTCTTCCCCGTGGGTTGCTCCCCGTGCGTGAATCCTTGTGGTTGCGGTGGCGTCACCGCCTAACACGGGCTGATTTCACCTTGATATGAGAGGGGCGCAATTAAACCCCTCTCATTAACCACAATGTACGGAGAATTACTATGTGCAATCGCTGCTGCATTCCGTGCATCCGTGTAGCAAGTATCACTACAACCGCCACGACTGCGACTCTTACTCTGGCTACCAGTATCCCGGTAGGAAGATTTGATATCGTAGTTGGAAGGAACTTGTGCATCAGTCCTTGTGCTGATGAAGAAGTTCAGATTGTTGCTGGAGGCGTTACGTTTACGAACGTACTCAACACCTCTGGGAACTATCTTACCCTTGGACAACTTTCTCGTTTCGTTCGATGCGGCTGCCGCATTCGTATGATTCAGACAAGCAATCCTGCGGGTAACATCATGGCTATTGATGTGTCTTGCCCCGGCCCGAACGGAGTACCCATCGTAAACTGCGGGACATCCTTGCTTCCCGCAACCGCCTCTGCTTCCCTCGCTTCCCCGGAACTTGACAAGTCGGAAGCCCCCGCTAAGAAATAAAGTATCCGGGATTTGGGAGCATACGTAGCCTATGACTACGTAACCCCTACCGCGCAGCGTGGGATGATTCTTATCTTCTCGCGCTGCGTTTTTTATTAAGGAAATACCATGTTTAGATTAGGACTCGGTATCCTGTTAGGATGGCTTATCTTTGATGAAGAAGGGAAAAAGGCTTCGAATAAGGCTGGTAAATTTATCAAAGATAAATCCGGTGAAGCCATAGACTATGCGTCTAAGCATATTGATACGGATAAAGTCGCTGATTTCGTTAAAAAGCAAATTTCCCCGAAAGGCATTGCTGAAAATATCGCCCAAGACGTAGCTGAGGATGCCATCATAGATACGGTTGCAGAGAAAGCTGTGCTTGGTAATACCGCCGGAGGTATTCTAGCCGGAGAAACTTTGGCTACTGAACGAAATAACGAAAATTTGAATCAGATTGACCTTCTTCAACAGCGTGTAGATGCTTTGGCAACAGGAAACGCGCCCATTATATAACCACCACAAGGAAATGAATCATGCACGATAGCAAATCCGCTGAAAAGATTGCAAAAGAAGAATACAAAGAAGAACTTGCATTCTTGGAAGAACTTGAACATGAAATTGGCGAGCATTGCGAGGCCGGAGTTCGGTCAATGCCTCATGTCGAAAACACTCGTGAGCTGCTTAAAGCTCATAAAGAATTGTGCCATTATCTCATGTATAAGTGCGCCATTCATGAAATGTCGGAATATTCCGAAGTGTATCATGAGATTGAAGACATTATTGAAAATCCTCCCCACACTTGGTATCCCTATATGGATAAACCGGGCGGACACATGAATATCATTGAGATGGAAGTCGGAGAGATGATGCACGCCTATGAAGGAATGCGCGCCACGCCTCCCACGATGACCCATGCTCAGTTCGTACATGAGCTTAAACACGCCGCCGCCGCAATTTGCTACGCTCTGGAAGAAATGACCTGCTCTGACAAGGAATACCATAAAAAGCACCATTTCCATAAGCCGTATCCCGAAGAATACGGTTCTAAGGCGAAATAATCATGAACATCGAATCTGATCGCAGGGTAGATACAGGACAATCGGAATCGAAGACTTTCGGATGGATACCTTGTGCATTATGCAAGGCGTGGATTCCGATTGTCAAAGACGGAGTACACGAACCTCCGAAACACGGTATTTGCCCGTATCGGAAGCCCTCTAAATGCAAAACGGAACCTAGTTTTGGTTGTCGTTGGGGCTTTACTGCTTAATCAGAAATTCTCCCTACCTCCTTCCCATCCCTCCCTTAAAGGCGTCTATCCGGACGCCTTTTTCTTTTCTTGACAAAAATATAGAATGAAGATATACTTCAAAGATATATTAAAAATATCATTTTATCAGATAAGGAGAGGAGTTTCAATGGCTAATGTAAAACCCATAACGACTAAACAATTCAATCAAAACAAAAAGCATATCACCGACATCCATTGGTACGCCGACAATGTTCTTAACGGAAATATTCAGGTCTGTAAATACATTAGAGCATTGTGCAAAAACTTTAAAGATGATCTTGCTAATAAAGACCTTGATTTTTATTTCTCGGAAGAATCGGCTATTCGCGTAATTTGTTTTATCGAAAATATGGTGCATGTCAAGGGCGTTCTTACTGGAAAAAGATTAAAGCTTGAGCCTTGGCAGAAATTCTTCGTTGGAAACATCTTTGGGTGGCTGGATAAGAAAAACAATCTCCGCAGGTACAGGGAGGCCGCCCTTATCGTCCCCCGAAAAGCTGGCAAGGCTTTAGCTGTAAGCACTCCAATCCCTACTCCCGAGGGTTGGGTCACGATGAATGATTTAAAGCCCGGAGATGCCGTTTATGGGCCAAATTCGGATATACGAAGAGTAGTAGCCGCAACGGAAGTGATGTACGGAAGGCCGTGCTATGAAATTTCTTTCAGTGATGGTTCCGCTATTACTGCCGACGCGGAGCATCTTTGGAAAATCGACGGTAAGAATATCGTAACCTCCGAAAGTCTGCATCAAATCTTGTCTCATAATGGCAGAAAGCCCAAAGTGTGGGTAGCTCCGAATATAAAAAGGCATGATGGCGAGACGGTGCCTGTGGTAAGATTTATTACGGATTGTAAACCTGTGGAAAGCGTTCCGGTGAAGTGTATACAGGTTGACAATGAAGATGGAATGTATCTTTGCGGGAAAACGTATATTCCGACTCACAATAGCAGCCTTGCAGCGGCTATTGGTCACTATATGCTTGTTGGTGAAAAAGAAAAAGGTTCGGAAGTATATTGTGGTGCGACCACAGAAGTTCAAGCTTTTGTCCTGTTCAACATCGCTCGGGATATGATTGTTGCCAATAAAGCATTTGAAGAAGCATTCGGACTGACTTATACTAAAGAATCGATTCATGCACAATCAACGCTTTCTACGTTCAAACCTATTATCGGAAGCCCGAAGGATGGTAGTAACCCTCAGTGCGCTATTGTTGACGAGTATCACGAGCATCCTTCCGACGCGCTATATGACTCGTTGAAGCTCGGTATGGGCGCAAGACAGCATCCTCTCTTGCTTGTTACTACCACCGCAGGGACGAATATTAAAGGCCCGTGCTATCGTTATGTGGAACAAGGCAGGAAGGTTGTGTTGGGGAAAGCAAAGAACGACAGATTATTTTACATGGAGTTTACCATCGACGATACGGATAAATGGGAAGATTTTTCATGTTGGATTAAGGCCAGCCCGAACTTTGGAGTTTCCGTATCCGAAGAGTTCCTGCGCGAGCAATACGAAATAGCCAAATCATCACAGTACAAGCGTTCATCCATTCTTACCAAAATGCTGAATGTTTGGAACAATGAATCCGTGGGATGGATTGACTTTCCTAAATGGCTTAATTGTACTGACAGAAATCTAAAGATGGAAGACTTTGAAGGCGAGAAATGCTGGATTGGCATTGACCTAGCCTCTAAGGTCGACTTAACAGCAATGGTCGCCGTCTTTAAGCGCGATGGTAAGTTCTATGTTTTCGGAAAATACTATCTTCCTTCCGATACTGTAGATAGACCGGAGAACGACCATTATCGGGGCTGGCGAGATGAAGGCTGGCTGACCGTAACGCAAGGGGCTCGAACAGACTATCATGCGCTGGAGGAGGATCTGCAAAATTGGGCTGATAAATATGCGATTCAGGAAGTAGCATATGACCCTAGAGAAGCCGAATATCTTATGCAGAATATCCGGGAATGGGCGGCATTTGAATGTATTGAATTCACACAGTCGTCCGCTACTTTCTCCGAGCCGATGAAAGAGTTTGAAGCTGCGTATCTTAATGGGGAGCTTTTCCACCAGAATGACCCTATCCTCAACTTCGCTGCTGGTAATGTAGTCCTGAAATCCACAACGAACAAACTTGTTTACATGACCAAAACGGCGAATGAAAATAAAATCGACCCGATGGTCGCTATGATTATGGCAATCGCTAGAGCAATGGAAGATAAAGAAGAAGAGGCGTCAGATCCGTTTATTATGTTCCTTTAGCGTGCGTTAACACATACAATAATACCCAATTAATCTACGAATCTCTTTCCATTGATTCCGCGATTAATTGGGTATTATTGTATTCTAGGGAACCCTAAAAAAGAAATCCTTTTCCCCCGAAATTAAACTCCGGCCTAACATATCTTTCAATGACAAGCTCCGGAGGGGAAACCTTTTTAATTAAATACATAATCATGTCTATATATTCGTTTCGAGTAACCCAACAAATATCGAACTCACCGAATATAGGATTTTCATATTGATCAAGAAATCCAGAAGTTTTCAGAAGAGACATAAGCTTAGGTTTATCTTCTTCCCTATTGAGAATCCCTCTTTCAAAATTAAATTGTTCAAGAACTTTTTCGTATCCTTCTTTGAATTGTTCTACATCGGAAACTCTATAAAAGAATGCCCTAGGCTTCCCTTCCGAGTCTTCGATTCTGATTTTGATAATTTCCATATGTTCACTCCTTATTAATCGACTTTAGAAATAATGTATGGATGCACCTATCAATTATAAAACAAACGCTAATGATAGGCAGTAAAAAGAAGAAAAAGGTTGTACTAAAATCTTTTGATCTTAGTACATCTGAAAATAGAAATAATCCAATCGCAAAGATTATGGAACTTATTGTCAGGTCATAGTATTTAAGAACCTGTAACCCCTTTAAGAAGATTTCTGAATACTTCATCTATACCATTTTCTCCTTTGGAGACATCGAAAATAATATCATGGGTTTCACCACCTTTTAAAAAGAGAGTTATAGTATTACCTCTCTTTTTAGCCCCGATAATACTTTCGATTTCAAAAAATTCAGTAGCGGGTGATGTTAAGGTATCTTTAAAAACGAAATAATTCTTTTTTGATGATGGAACGGGAGGAGGCGGAGGCGCACAGCGTTTTGGCACATCCCACCATATTTGTCTATCAGGTTTACATTCATCCATATTATAATACCTTCTTAATTTCCTTTTTTTATTTATGGTATAAGGTACGCTGACCTTTTGGTGGATCTGGCCTTTCAGGGCAAACCCACCCTTTTGGATGCGAGACTATGCGGGCTCCAGTTTTTCGGTTTTCACTTGCTAGGAGTTTCAATAACAGAAGTATGAGAAGCGCGGAGAATATTAAAATGGACACCATCACGATACTCCTTCGATGGAAATACAAAGCGTTCTGTTAGATTCCTCACTTTTGTTTCTACTGATATATCCAATACACAATCGTCGTCAAGGGCATCACTTATAAGAATGATACGATCCAAATCAATAGATATGGTTCTTTCAAGCTCTGGTCCATATTTAAAATTAAAAAGCTTCATGCTGATCCCTTCCCTTTCCGATAGTCGGAGGTTATTTTTGAGTGGCAGGATTTACATAACGCCATAAGGTTATTTTCGTCAAGTATTTTTCCGCCCTCGTTAATAGGAACGATATGGTGGACTTCATTAGCTGCGTTAGGAAACGGAGTGGTTTTCTCGCATTCCTCGCAGAAAGGGTGCTTTCGCAGATAACGCTCACGAACTTTCTTCCACCTTGAATCGTACCCTCTTTCCGCCGGAGTTCCACGCTTCATGTCATATCGTTTGTCTGACGATATTCTGTGCTTGGCGCAATCTTCGCAGTACCCCGAAGGGTGATCCGTTGGCTTTTTACAATGTTTGCATGGTTTTTTTGGTCTAGGGGGCATATTGTGACCTCCGCAATTAATCGTATTTTATCGTTAAGGCTCCAGCAGAAAGAAACCACGCTAGCCTATAGACAGCTCCACTAAGTTGGTCTTTGCTTATATAATCCGCGAACGGGTTAATCCATTCCATACAGATAAAACAAGAAAGAAGATAAAGACCTAACAACGATAATAAAAAGCATATAATATGGCTTACGAAATTATTATTATTCATGGATTTTACTTTTCCTCCGACATAAAAATATCAAAATGCTTTTTTGCAGGTTCGCAGTATCGCCATTGAATTATATGAACTTTATCGGTCGCTCTATATCCTGCATAGTTCATCTCACCTCCTTGTATCTTCTTATTAAAAAAGCCTATATACCACATTTTTTTATCGTTGCTAAAAGCAACAAGTTCTCCCTCCTGAAATTCCGTATGAGGGTCATTGTACGTCCCCGCAAGATGTTCGTTACCTTCGTAAGGAATGCAATACCTATATACACTCAAGCTGGTATCTTTAAAAGCGTCCCCTACCTTTCCCGAAAAAAGCGCGGGCTCCCAAATTTCATGTTCAGAATCTCGCATCAAGACTTTATCAAAAGGCTTAAACTCGTACATTATGTAATCTCCTTTTTTTTTAAATGATTAAAGCCCCAGTTCGTTCATTTTACGATTAAACCTTTCTTCAAGAAAATTAATCTCTTCGTAAGAAAGATTGAAATTACATCCCCCCATAAGATGATCGCGTGCATAAGGGTCAAGTTTCCAGTCTACAAACTTTTCTCCTTTTTGATTGTCTCCCTTCCATTCAATTCTATTCTCCTTATAAAAACCTCCTGATAAAGTCTTCGCTTCTCCATTTACCGTGAAAGTGAGATATCCATCGGCAATATCAGAACACCATTCGTAGCTTTCAAGCTTAATCTCACGCATTATCTATTCTCCTAAGAATTAAATTCAAAATGCTTTTTTGCTGGCTCGCAATATTCCCATTCTCCTTGATTATGGTCAAATGTGTCCATACCTCCTGCAATATAAACCTTATTGCCGTTACGAGTATTCGTTCCATAAAAAATACGAAGGAACCACCCACTATGAATACTATTTCTGACTGCAACAAGGTCGCCTTTTTTAGGAACCCATTCACTATTCTTCGTCCCCACAAGATGCTCATTGCCGAGGGCAGGGATGCAATATTCCCAAAGAGCTTCATTAATAGCTATAACCTTCCCATCTCTTCTATAGTGAGAGAAAAAAGTTGCGGTCCAAATATCATCTTCGGAATCCCTAACCAAAACCTTATCAAACATTTTAAACTCGGGCATTTTATTCATTCTCCTTTATTATATTTTGTTCCGCCATAATAAATGCCGCATCGATTTCCTTAGCTATTTGGTCGGCAATATAATCCTCATCTTTAACACCATCTTTCTCTACAGATATGGACGCTAGGCATATAAGTGCTTCGGAAAGAAGTTTGACCGACAAACACGCCGCAACGATATACTTAGCGTTGGCAAGCTGTTGCTCTCTAAGAACATTTTGCGTAGGATAATCATTGCAAACATACATATTTACCATTGCGATATGTTTGTCCCCACAGTTAATGGCTCCATGACAATGAGACTCGTCAAGATGCCAATCGCCTCCATTCGTGGCGGCTTTCCTTAGCTTTTCCAATTCTGTAAGGAATCTAAGACTTTCGTTCATTTCTTACCATCCTTTTTTCACGTTCCATTTCCGCTTCGACCATAAGTTCAGCTTCACGCAAAAGGCACCAATTGCCGCAACCGGGGAAGCTTCCACCTTTGCGCGGGCACAATGCCTTCATGCTGTGAGCGCAAGGAACATCGTTGTAATCCATGCTAATTAGTTTAATCTTTACGCGAGACTCGAACATAAGAGCATCTATATAATCTGGGGTGAGCTTTTTATCGTAATATTCTAATGCGTAACAAGAGTATCGGCAATCTGATCTATTTATGCTTAAGCAATCTACACACGGATTTTCATGACATGGGCGTCTTTTTTTAAGCCACTCTTTTTCCTTGTTTGTAAGACCGTACCTTCTTTTTCTCATGATGTCAATCCTCATTTTTACTTATTTTTATAGAAAACCGCGTCGTTTTTATCCCCGCTAGGCTCATGATACGTAGCGAATGCAATACCATCCTTTCTTCCGAATCTCTGGAACATCTCTTTCGCGGTAGTAACCATTCTGAGCTTGGCTACAGAATTAGCCGAGTGCACCCTAACGATTTGAAGATTGAGGAGCTTACCCTCAGAAATCAATTTTTCGATTTCATTCAGGACTTGATAACCTTCACTAAGATACCCCGAGCCTCCAAGGTCATTATCAAGACTAATGCCGTGGGGATTCACTTCTTCAATAATCCTCATAAACTGCTTTCCGCTACGAACAGTGTAGACTTCAAAATCTTCATCGTCACCTTCATCCACATCTTGGAAGAAATTATATGAAGGCGTTCTTTCGTCATCCAGATAAATCCATGTTTTCATTATTCTAATCCTCACCTCTATAGAAGATATACTTTTCCGGAATATCTACACACTTGTTTACGGCATACTCGGTTTCTTCATTACATATGGCGGCAATTTTCCAATAGTCCATTGTTGTTTTTATTGGAAAAACATTATTAGTTGAAATTCCCCTAAAAAATGTTTTTATCCATTTCTCCTTATCATTATCTCTGACTAAAATAGGAGCAAGGTGTTGGGGGATAGGCCCTCTTTGCAAAAAAATTTCAGAGTGATTGGAGAGTGCCTTTTTGATAAGATCCGTGGTAAGCTCTTTTTTGAGAAATATAGAAGGATATGAATGATCACTGTGCCATTTTATACCCTTAGTATCGAACCATTGAGTATGATCATATCTCTCATCATCTTTAAAATTTACGCTAATTTTGTGCCCTTCTTCTCCTTCATGGGTAATTTCTTCGACAACACCCCAACCATAACCAAAATGATATACCTCATCCAAAACATTAAACTTCATCATAATCTATATCCTTTTTGAATCTTCAATTAAAGATGGAAGCATAAGCGATAAGAAAAAAGATAGTACAAGCACTATGACTCTAATTACTTTAGCAATATCTACGCCATCTGGGTTTGGTATAGACATGAAAGGATTGAAAAAATCTCCGTTTACAAAAGCCACCCCTGCATACAAAATCACTAAAATGACCAGCATCCTTAAAAATATGGCGGAAAAATCCATTGACAAGGCTATATAATTTCTTATGTTTATAATCATTTCCACAGATGACATCCCTTTGTGTTATTTTTCTATCAAAGGAAGTATCACAGCAAACGCTATCCCTGAAAGATAAGCAAACATTCGTGTTATAACCCCAAAATCATCGCCATAGCGAGAAATGTATTCTCCAAAAGGATTTAGAATATCCCCTGCCATAAAACAAATTGAAATATAAAAAAAGATTAAAGCTACTATGAATCGCAGGACATATGCTAGCGCGGATTTTTGCGTAGAAAAGTACCACCACAATACATTTCTTTCCTCTCTTGTCATTTTCGAGCCTCCTTTAATTTTTATCGGTTATCTGGCAATCCCAAAGTTATAAGCCTCGTAAGAACATGAGGTTTCGGAACTCCGAAAAGCATTGAGAGCCTAGTAATACTATAATTATGTTCCTCTGCTTTCTCTCTAAACAATTCCTCCGGCATCAAAAGCTCGTATGCGAATAGGTTAGCTTCAATCTCTTCTTCTCTCGTAAATTGCTTTGATTCGTTTTTCATCTTCATCCACCTCCCTTGAAATAGATACTATGAAATTATCTGAGAGGTGTCAATACTTTTTTGTTTAAACTACAGGATAAAAATAAAGACTTGTGACAACCTGAATCGTCACAAGTCTTTATTTGCATTTATTCGAGGGGGATATTCAGCATTGGGATATTCTCGCCAGTAACCTTGGGCAATACTCCATTCCATCCTGTAGCCATGATGTATCGGATAAGCTCAGGGGTAAGGGACTCAGCGAGCTTCTTATTCGCTGTATATTGAGCTTCCACTTTCTTCGTAATGGAATATGCCTCGGCGTCCGCAATCTTTCGCATAGATTCCGCACGGCCTTCCGCCTCGGCTTTCTCAATACAAGTAAGAGCGTAAATGCCGAAAGCAAGGACAAAAACAAGAGTAACACACGCGATAATCTTTTTCATTATACATCTTCCTTAGAAATAATTTTAAAAATTTTATAACTCAAAAATACAGTTACGGGGAAACTAATAATCAATGCCACTCCGATCAGAACCAAAGCCGTAGATTCGGAACTAATCAAAAACGGCAGAAGAAATCCAAACAGCCCAATCACATAAACCAGATTGATCAAGACGTAAACCAAAAATAGGAGAATATCATCTTCCGTCTTTTGTAGAATTGAAGCAACATTATCACGCTTTTTGTTTCTTCGCTATTCATCGGAATCACCTTTATGATCTAGTTTTTCCCGGAGCTTCCATTCTTGGATAGAACGCTGGAGATATCCTTTTTCCCATTCTTCCACTCCTACCTCCTTTTTTACGGCTACCATAGCGTTTCTTACTTCCGCGCAAGACCGTTTCAATGCTGCGGTATACGTTACTCCAGCATACTCGTAGCCAAGAGCGGCTACGAGCCTTGCCCGTTCGAGAAATCTTTCGCACTCAAAGATTGCGGTGTCTACGGTTTTCTTATTGATGCTCATTTTACAAGCTCCTCCTTTTTTTATATGGGTTATCAGTACAAATCTGTTTATCTATATTAGGGGGGCATTAAGCCCCCACCACTTTACAAAATCCAATTATTCGGGCTTCGCATAATTCGGGGCCTTTACGGGCTTACGAAATTCCGCTTTGCACTTGTCGCAAAGCTGAGTCCCTCTTACGCGGGGCTTTCCACATTCTGCACAACGCAACGCCTTTTCGGGATTCTTCTTGCCATAGAAAAAGCTGGTAGGAATCATAATAGCCATGTTGATCTCTCCTTGTTGATTAAAATGTTTAGATTAAAATGGTTTGATAGAATATTTCCGTGTTCCCTTTCTCTTGAAACGCATACTATGAAATTTTCGTTACCTTGTCAACATTTTTTTTTAAAATTATTTTCAATGCTCCATTCAATCCAATTCATCCTATCTTTATGCGCGGTTCCATTGGGCTTCGCTACAGGCCAGTAGTAACCCTTTGGATAGCAATCCAACGAGTCCTTGCTAATGCCGCCAAAAAACTTTTTCGTGTGATAGTAGTCAAAGTCCTTACGCAAGAGATTAACCCTTTGCGACAGGTGGAAAAGATTATCCCCGAGCCAGAAAGGTTTTTTGGTTGACTCAAAACTGTATAATCTGACACCATTCAACCATTCACGAGTCGCATGTAACTTTCCGAACCGCATATAGTATTCGGAGCACAAAGTCGCAATATATTTTCTTAAATCGTATTCATACCCCTCCCACATAAGACAAGCTGGATGGTTCTTTGTGGGCACACGACCAGAAAAAATCTGATAGGCTTCCACGATTTGCTTATTCAGCCTCTTGTTGTCGAGAATCTTAGCCGTTTCAAGAAAGTCAGGAGTGGGAAGAAACGTCTGCATGACAATTAACCTCTTTCTTTAAGAATTAAAAACTGTGCGCCTACGAAGACTAGAGCATCCTTTGACACGATGATTTTCGTCCCGTACAAGCTCGTCGGGGCAAAGCAAATCAATCCTATCCGACGAATCAAAAACCATGTTCGTTACGATGTACATAACACCCGATTCCGGAGCGGGCAAGCCTTTAATCTCTCTTTCCACAATTTCACTTACAGGTACGTAAAGTGAGGGTCCATGATCAGGACAGAATACTCCATCATATTCTCGGATATAGTTAACCCGAGCCATACCTTCGGATTGAAAACGAAGCAGCTCAACAGTTCCAGAAGGATTGTAAATATTAATATCGTGTCCGGTGAAATTACGAATCTTCATTTTTATCCTCTTTTAGTTTATTTATTGCTTGTAGAATTATCGCTCACAGATTCTTAACTGTGCGTCTAACCCACACCAACTAAAGTCTTTATAGACAGTGTAGCATTTAGGGGCTTCGTCTGATGGTCTTTCCGTGGTTATGATTATGTCACTGAGGAAAAAGGCTTGGCTCATCCCTACAAACTTTTCTCCTTTTCGTAAATTTACTTTCCGTATGTCTTCATCATTTGCATTCTCAACATGACTACATGCTGGAAGGATGGAAAACACAAAGACCACTATGGCGGCGACAATCATCCTTTCAACAAAACTGAATGTATCGAAATTTTTCATAGGAGTCAACCATTTTTTCCTATTCTTTAAAGTTTACGTAAAAATTTTCGAGGCACAAAGTAAGTTCCGTTTTACAGGTGCAGCATCTATATGATACTTGCGTTTCTCCTCCACATCCAGAAGCTCTTGTATATTCCATGCGTTCGCCACAGGAAGGGCATGTCGCATTGATGAATTCATAAACTAGCGGCGTACTGTTGCATGTAGAAGTAAAGCTCATCTTATCTTTAATCATCCTCTCCAATGCTTCTTTGCGATAATCATATGGTACGCCTCTGCGTCTACGTGCAGATCCTTCCCGAAACGTAATTTGTTCCATGAACTCCATAGGATTGATTTCCACCTCATCCAAGTATCTATCGGTTGGAATGAATTTCTTAAAATCGGACAATTTCATAATTACCTCTCTATTATTTAAATTTCCTTCAATGTGCATTTCGTCTTTCCGTAAATGCACATTGAAGGAAATTTTAGATGATGTCAAGCATTTTTTTTAACTTAGCAATCAAAAACAATTTCCGCCATATCGAAGTAAAGATAGTCACTGTAAGTAATGGCTCCGTTACTATTCTCTGTCGCGGAGATTGCGCGTCTCCGAATTTCCGAGATTACCCTAGACAGTTCTGTAATGCTCCTATCCTGATAAGCGTCAGCAAGTTCGTGCAAAAGCTGCCTACGGCTCACTGCGTAGGAGCATTCCGTGCTTCTAACAAAAAGATCTCGCTGACTTTCAGAGGTAAACGCCACAGGTACAATCTTGCGTCGCGTAAAAACGCCTTTGTAAAAAACAATCTTTTCTTCTTTCATCATGTAAGCATAGTAGCATCGAACGGTAGGTTCTTTGTTTTCCTGCGCACTACCCTCCTGAGTATTAACTTCCTGTGTATTAGCTTTTCTTTGCATATTAGCTTCCTCCTTTTCCTCTACATACAGTATGAGTTTACTCCAATCATCGGCGGTAATTTTTGAACAAGGCTTGTTACTTCCGAAAGGACATGCTACGTCCTTATATGCAAGGGGACAAGTTTCATATTCCTTGAGGGAACCACACTGTCCAGCAAGAGATGTAGCTCCATGTTTTTCAAGAATATCTTTATATATGCCTATTCCCCTATCAAGAACGGAAGAGTCAATTAGAGGAAAATGCGCCTCGATTTCCATTTTATTGTCCTCTTTTTTTTCTACCATAGTTCTCACTTCGCTCCAATGGCTTTCATCTACGTCACCACACATAGCCTTTAACGGGCATGGGCCTTCTTCTGCATCTGGGCAGACCACATGTATCGTGCAAAGCCCGGGTGATCTTCTACAAAGATGAGCTAGCTCTTTATCCGTCTTTCTACTTAAAATGAGAGTAAAAAGTTCTTTCCTTCGCTCTACGTTCTTCTGAGAAATATTTGACATTTCATCCTCCTTGATAAATTCTTCGTAGATAAACTCTTCGTGAACACACTATGCCGAATTTTCGCTAGCATGTCAACAATTATGTTTATTTAAAAATATACACGATAAAGATTGTAAACAAGCTTACCGCACCAAACCCGGCTAGAGAAGCAACTACTCCATATGCAAATGATTTGGGAAACTTTTCAACAAAACGCTTTTTCATGACATACATTCTTTGGGAAATCTCTTTTGAGGGAACTTCATATTCACGCCCGCACATTGTGCATTTCCAAATAAAAACAATAAAAACCGTCTCCCCATCTCCTCTTAGTTCGTTCCCATCCTTTTGGAAAACCGTATGTGAACCACCACAAACAGGGCAGTCCCTTCCAAAATCATATGCTGGCACTGAGATACGAATATCGTTTTTCATTTAATTATCTCCATATTTTTTAAATTACTTAAAGAGTGATTTGAAAAGCAGGAGTCCCAAACAACCTGACCCAAATACACCTATAAAGACCAATGCGGAGCATATCAAAGTTTTGGCTAAATCCTCCCAAAAAATTTTAATAAAAATATATTTTAGATGTTCGGTCTTTTGGGAAACCTTTTTCCCCGGAACTACGTAATTATAAGAGCATCTCCGGCATCTCCAAACAAACACTGTTTCTCCATCTTCCGTTGTTTTTATATCTGGTGTATAACCATTAAAAGGCCAGTCCCCACAGATAGGGCATTTATCGGGAGCCTTATATGCTGGCCTATCCACAATATCGCTGTATTTCATTTTAAGATACCTCCTCTTTTTTATCGTTTCGTCCCAATAATCGTAAAGAAGAAAATCACGCTAAGAATTGCTATAACGTAAATAAAATTATCTGGAATTATGTACAGGTGCTCCTTAGCTTTTTTAGTAAAAAACAAATAGTATCGTACTTACTATGTTAATCACCGTGACCGCGATTGCCAATATACAAAAGTCTTCTTTGTCTCCATAAAACATTAAATCATTATCAGATGGTGGGGGGATTATTTCCATCTTTAAAAGTTTCTTTTTCCTCGTGAATTTATGAAAAGGTGTTTTATGTTTCACGCCAGTCTCCACTTTTCCCGTTCATCTTTCCATATCTTTCCACCAAGAATGCCCGGAGGGACAATCCATGTCTTCGCCTTCTCGGGATCATAGGCTTTACGGTAATCCCTAATGTGAATCTGCATTTGATCTTCGCTCAAAGCGCCAGCTTCCTTTACAAAATACTGATTCCTCCGATATGGCATCTGGTATCTGTATATGAAAACGTCTCTTCCGCCATTCGTCCAATACTTTTTCATATTTTCAAAATTGTATGAAAACTTGACTTTTTCTTCAAGCAGGACAGCAGGTTCGAATTCGCCTTTCTTGATATCGAATATTTCTATCCTTCCCGCCTTAGCTCTGATCCTGCGGTTAGTTACAAGCGCCCTTACGAAACCAAGAATTTTGTTGGAATCGACACCAATGATAACACCTGTAATGTTATGCTTGTGAAGATATCCTATGAAATGACGAGTTTCCAAGTTATCTTTCATATCGATATACCCTCCCTTATTTAGAATATTTCCATGTATCGTCCAACTTTACAGAGAAAGCTACCGCGCCATTAAAACTTGAAAGTTTAACAAAACCCACATTTTCCCCAAATTCATTACGATTAAATTTACCATTAATGAATATTATTCTTCCGTCTATATGAATGCTCGCTGTTATTTCACTTTCATTAGCCGGGAGTACATCCCTGAATCTCGTTTCATCATGTAGGGGCTTATCTTTGGGTTTCGTTTTAACTGGGCTCATATATTCGCAATAAGTATGAGTATAAGTAGTCCGTACCATTTAATTTCTCCTTGCATTAAAAAGATGCTACCCTATTTCGAATTTTTATGCAACAAAATTTTTTTCTATTTTATTAAAATTCTTTAGCTTGAAAATGTTAGCTCTGAAAGTATTCCCCACCTGTCTCGAAAATGTTAGCTCAAAAGTCAGTCCCCACCTCGCTCAAAAACTTTAGCTCGGCTTGACCTCCCCACCTCGTTTGAAAATGTTAGCTCGGCTTGCACTCCCCACCTGTCCTGAAAATGTTAGCTTGGATCGAATCCCCCACCTTTTCCTAGAGCGCACGCGACCCGGATTGATTGATTGTGCAATCAATGTATGCTGATTGACCGAACAATCAAGACTGGTTGATTGTACGCGCAACCAATGCCGCCCTATGGGTACAGAGCAAGAGAGCGTCAAGACTTGCAAGAGCATGACGCCGCAAGGCGAGGCGTGACCATGTAAAGACGCGAGCTTATACACTAGACGCCGCCCATGCTTTTCTTTTCGTGATAGTGTTATGTTTCATTGCCTATCCCTTTGTTCCTTCATAAATCGATTATGCGGCCTTTTTGTTTCTTTCATGGGTTATCCTTTACGTTTCAATAAATCGCTTCTTAAATCGGCATTTGTGAGCGTCTTTTTTCTTTCTCATGGATACGGGCAAGCTGTACCGTGCTCAAGCTGTACCGTGCTCAAGCTGTACCGTGCTCAAGCTG